TCCAGACTGCCCTCACTAAATACAACACTGCCCTACAAAAAGAGTCCAGCCTACTATCTGCCCTAACTCAAGCAACTTCAAACCATGATGCAGCACTAGCAGCCCTAAACATCCAAACAGATGCAACCAATGAAGCCAAAGCAAATCTAGATGCAGCCAAGGAGAATCTAACAACTCTTACTCAAGAACTCGACCAAGCAAACTCAGAGCTCTCATCTCAAGAACTTACTACTACTAATGCAAAGTCAGCCTTGGAAGCAGCCCAGGCAGCCGTTCAAACTTTTGAACAAGAGCTCAACGCTGCTACCATCTCAAACAACCAAGCAACCTCTAACTTCCAAACAGCCAAGTCTGACCTTGACACCTTCAAAGCAGAGTACGACCAAACAGTTGCCACCTATAACCAACTTCTAGACACATATACAACTGCTTACAATGAGTACCTAGATGCTCAGAACACAGTCAATAACACACGCACAAACCTTCAGAACGCCACAGAACAGCTGAATCAAGCACAGGCTAACTACGACAACAACCTTATTCCTGACCCATCCTGGACCCCAGACACCTATCAACAACAGCACACAAGACAAGTTCCAACCACTACTCTTGTTCCAGTCACCACTACAACTCTTACAGGTGGCCTAACCGCTGATGTATTTAACCGTCAAGGCTATAACAATGCTCCACCACTCCCATCTTCATTAGAGCGACCTATCTACACAACCACAGTTCCAGACATTAACTTCAACTGGGGTGGAGGAGTAGTTCTAAACTCAAGCAAGTCCGAGGATGTAATTGTTCGCTTTACTGGAAACATCTCCTTCCCAACCTCTGGCAACTACCAGTTCTACTCCCCAGCAGATGACGGAACTATCCTCCTAATAGATGGAGTTCAAATCATTAGCGACTGGAGAGATAAAGGAGGTGGCGGTTCTACATCTCCCGCAGTCTACTTTGAGGCTGGCTCTACTCACACCATCACCCTTTACTATTACGAGAATGGTGGTGGAGCTAACGTCTGGCTTTACTACTACACTCCACAAACAGGCTATGTTCTAGTTCCTTCTTCTTACCTAGGTACAACTTCTACTACCACAACTACCTACGTTGAACAAACTACCTACACTACCGAAACCTACTACACTACCGAGATAGTTCCTAACCAAGTCCACCCTCTAATTCACGACCCTGCTCTACTCCCTGACCTAAACAACGCACAGGTCTACTACGATGCAACCGTTATTGCTAACCAGCAAGCAGAAGAAGAATGGCAGATAGCACAGGACAACCAACAAGTAGCCGCCCAAAACTCAACAGCAGGTTATTACAATGTCATCAACGATGCTCAAGTTTTAAACTCGCTTTACCCTAAATTGCAGGAAGCTCAGGACGCTGCCACATCAGCCTCTCAACTTCTCATTAACAAAGGGCAAGAGACTACTGTTGCACGCGAAGCCCTAAACACAGCAGAACAGGCTTATTCTGACGCTGCCGGACAACTTTCTACTAACAAATCTAAAGTTACTAATATCCAGCAAAAAATGAATACAGCTTCTGAAACACTTACTTCTACTCAAACTACTTACGAACAAAACCAAACTAACCTCACATCTGCTCAACAATTAGAACTAAGTACTAATGCGACTAAAACAACTACCGAGCAAGAGCACACAGCGGCAGCAGAAAGTCTTTCAACTTTTACTCAAGAAAAGACTTTAGCCGAGACAACTCTTTCTTCTGCTGAACAAACAGTCGCAACTTCTTATCAAGAACTATCTACCGAACAGCAGCCAGACCTAACTTCAATTCAAGACATTATCAACATAGAGCCTGCTCCAATTCCTAAACCAGAACCAGAACCACAACCAGAACCAGAAGGTTCAGCAGAGATTCCAGCAGTGATTGAAGACCTAATGCAAGTGGACCTACAAGCAGTAGACCCAACTGAACTTACCCCAGAACAGGCTACACAACTTGTAGAAGCAGCCCTTGTTGTATTTGAAACAGCCACAGAAGGCTCACCAGAGTACGAGCAAGCTCTAGATGCTCTTTACCTTGCAGCCCAGCAGGACGACATCCAAGTAGACCCAACCCTTGCAAACATCCCAGGTGTTGGACAAGCAGCCGTTGCCATCGCAAACGTTCTGAACTTAGTTGGAAACGTTGGTGCTGACATCTCACCTAAGGCTCGTAAGAAAGCACAAACCCTAGTTGTAACCACACTTGTTGTTGGACAAATTGCCCAGACAGCAGCCCTAGCTACCGCATCTTCAAGCGGTTCATCTAACCGAATAAACAGGAGAAAATAATGAAGAAAATAACTAAATTCATAGCCGAACTATTCAAAGACCTACTTGACCAAGCATGGACCCTACTAGGTCTAGCATTGGGTTGGGTACTCTTAGAAGGCTCAGCAAGAGACATCGTTGGTAAACTAATTGGAGTTACACTTCTAATCTGGGTGCTTACATTCCCTATCAGACGTAGCAAAGATGAGGATGACGAGTAATGTTTGCCTACCTAAAGCACTATTACTCTATAAAGCACAAGGACGTCTCTCTGCTTGCATTAGAAGCTTGGAGAGAATATATTCAAGGTAAACCAAAAATTTACAATATGACTGTCTGTCAAAACTTTCAGAGTGCATTTATCCACACCTACCGCCATAACTATGCCAAGGCCCAACTAGCCAAAAGCAATTAGCGGTAAAATTAGATGTATCACTTCCACCCCTCATTTTATTTATAACAAGGAGAAACATGGCAGACGTAACTTATTACGAACCATTTGACCCAAAGCTTCGTGGCGACGAACTGGGCAACTTAGCACCATACCGCAACGGCCGTCCTCACCGTGGTCAGGACTGGGCACCAAAGGAGAAGTCTCCAATCAAAGCTATCTGTGATGGCACAGTTGGTCTAGTTGAATGGACTGACGTTCTTGGTTGGATTATCGTTCATTCATCAGCAGATGCAAAGCACTGGGTTCTATACGCTCACCTTGCAGCAAAACCTACCCTTGTAAAAGGCGACAAGGTTGTTGGTGGCCAGACTGTTCTAGGTCTAGTTGGTGGCGGTAAGAACACACCTAGCGGTTCCGCAAGTACCGGGGCCCACCTTCATATGACCGTTGCAACAATGGGAAAGAACTTCGCAGGAGTAGAAGCACACCTTCTACCTTTCGAGCGTTTAGTTGACCCTCTAACCCTTTTCACAGCAGCTCCTAAGAAGACTGTTGCAGCAAAGGTTGTATCAGCAGTCAAGAAGGTTGTTCCAACCAAAAAGTCTCTATAAGTTTCCGACAAGGAATAAGAAAACCCCCTGCGTAGAAAACAGGGGGCTTTTCTTTATCTAGTTTTATTTATAATTTTACTAATCAACTTTCGTATCGGCCGCAATAGTTTCCACACACCAACACATATTAAATAGAGTCCCGACAAGATAACAGCCAAGATAGTAAGCCCTACTAAAGTAAAAGTTAGCTGAAATCTTTTAGGTAATTTATTTCTTGTCTTATGCATAATTCTATAACTCCAAGGTTGTTTCTCAAACTCCACTGACATGCGTTACCCAGTAGTAATTGCATTTATCACAGCAAGGTTTGTTATCTACATCATCCACTGAACTACTGAACTGAAAATAGTACACAGGGTCTTTGCGATACAAGTTTGCTTTATGCGTTGCCATAACTCTAGATAACTTCTTCTCGTCATAGAACCAATTAGGGTAGCCATTACCGAACTTCTCAGACCTATCAAAATATAAAGCTTTTATATTAGCAACATTATTTTCTGTCTTTATGCCACGTTTATTAGCTTCATTGACACAGTCAAAAACATAAGTCATAAGTGCCGTCTCACAACCTCTCCACATTTTTACAGCAGGGTGGTTGCGCCAAGCAGCATTAGGGTCATCACTAGTGAGGACTTTGAGGATTTGATATCCCTCAAGAATCTGCTTATTCAAGCGTTTGTTATCTAACACTCGAGCAGATAGGACAAAATCTTTATAAGGTAAAAATGTTTGCATATCTAGAACATACACACAAAACAAGTACTTGTCAAATACATTTACATATATTTATTAAATAAAAAACCCCCGCCTGAAGAAAGTAAAGGCGAGGGTTTCTTATTGCAGAAAGGAGCAGTAATAAAGGGGAACACAAAAAACCTTTATTACACTATTTATTATAGTCCTCTTCTACGGGCCTTGGGGCGAAACGCCGAATTATTTGAAGAAATCATCATCATCATCATCGCCAAAATCTCCGTCTTTTAGTTGCATATCAATGTTATCCATAAGGTCTTTGAAAGACTTCATAGTGTCAGCAATCTTACGACTCTTTACTTCCATCTCTAGCAACTCAGCCTTGTAAATCAACTTAGCCATCTGCTTACGCTCACGAGCAGTTAGGTTCTTGAACGTTACATTTGCCAAGATATTAAAACTAATCTCAGCCAAGTGGCGATTCTTTTGTAGCTTACGAATGTAGCGTTCACGCATTTTAGTCTCTTGTTCTATTAGTAAATTTGAAATTAGTTTAGCACTTCTATAAGGACGGATTTAGCATTGCGTAGAAAATACTCAATACTTTCATCATTCCTCAAAACATAATCAAACTCAAATGAGCTCAAAGCAGTTTCAGAAGTATGGTCATTAGGTGCGTCTACGCCATTACGTTCAATTCTAATCAAGATACCACCAGCATCTCTAATAGCCTGAGCCTCGTTAGGATAGCGAACATCAGACACAACACAGTTTCCAGAAACTTCTGCAACTCGTTTCATAGTCTGCTGAACCCAAAAGTCTTCGCCAAACATCTGACGACCAACTTCTGTTCCTAGTCTTTGCATTAGTCCACGAATATCTGGGCTTATCTTTTTCAATTCTTCCCAGCCAAAAACATTTACAGCAGTAGCCAACTTAGCCAGCTTGAATCCACCAACCTCAATAGTTGGGTTTAGACGAACCAATGCCTCACGCATAGGGTCAGCAAAAGCAATCTTTGTATAGTCAGCATTTTGAACTAGGTCATCAGCAAGTGTGTCTTTACCAGAGCGAGCATACCCCGCTAAACCAATTAGCATCCGACTACTCACTATCTGGCTTTTCAAAAGCCAAGCGAGTAATTTCTTCTGATGCAAGCAATACAGCAATAGGTGCAGATGCAGTAATTAGCACACCAACCCAAGCACGGAAGTCAGCAAGAGAGCCATCCCAGAATGAAAGAGTATGTGCAATGTTTGCAACAACAGATACAGTAGCGAATGCAGTTAGACCAGCAAAAGTTCTCCATGTGCTTTCACCTCTAGCTTTGAATACAACCAAAGAGATTGTATAAGCCAAAATAGCAGCGTCGATAAAAATAGCTGGTAGCCACTGTAAGAATCCAGGAAGTCCAGTCCAAGCAGATACAGCATAGATACCACTGAACGAAACGCTGAATGATGTAATCATCAACAACGCAACCAAAATAACAGCCGTTGCCAATACAGGAATAGCATCTGGATTGATACGAGCAGACTTTTTCTTTACTACAACCTTAGGGGCAGCGACAATTTCGTCTCGACGAGCATCAAATATTTCACGCACTGATGCAGGCTTAGGAGAACTTGGAGGAGGAGTTACAACTCCAAGCAATGGTCCAAACTCTGGAACAGGGATAGCAGCACCACCAGCATTCAAAGGGGGCATTAGTTCCTCAGGAAACTTCTCATAGAAGTTACGAGGGTCATTTTCTTCATAAGTCATTGTGTTTTCCTTTTGTTTTTGTTTCTTATTACGCCACTATACTACTAAAAATCTAACTCCCCGTCAACTTGTTTAGCGGCGTGGTTCAAGCGACCTTCAATAATTAGTAGATACTCAGAAGTCAGTTCAATACCAACAAACTGGAATCTCTCAAGTATAGCAGCTTTACCTGTACTTCCGCTACCAGTAAATGGGTCCAACACAATTCCACCCTTAGGAGTTACCAGTCTTACCAACTCGCGCATAAGCGACGTAGGCTTTACAGTTGGGTGGAAGTTATGTCCAGGCTTGTTAGGTTTAGCAGGGTCAGCACCTAGTTTACGAGTTCCCTCACTATCAATATTGCCATCATAACTACCAACAGAGACTTCTTCCAAATGCTCTAGACCTTCATTGCGGTCTTTCTTATTAGCCTTTGCAGTATAGAAGAATCTACTAGCACCGCCAGCATCATCAAAACCCCTGACAGTTCCATCAATATCTTCTCTAGCACCATACTCAGAACCATACTTACCAGAACGAATATCAGGTACAGCCATCTTTCCAGCTCTACTCTTACTGATACCGCTCTGTCTGTTTACTTCCTTAACAGGGCAACCATCTACGCATTCAAATACAGCAGTAGCGACCTCATAATCACGATACTCAGAAGTATCAGAACCTCTATTTGGGTCTCCACCAGCAAACGTACCTTGAGGTGCGTTGTGATTACTAATAATTTCTACAGCAGTGCCAACCTCTACGCAATCTTCTGCGTGCGTAAACATAACATTTGCCGGCCAACGACCAACACTCTTGCGACCTGTATAAGGTTCACCAACAGCATCTCCAAAAGGCTTAGCACCGTTATCAAAAGTATTGATTACTACTTCTTCATTACCAACACGAGTGCCATCAATGTTGATTCCACCGACACCCCACTTCAAAACATTTGCAGCTACAGTCTTTTCACTAACAGGCTTACGAGCAACAATGATAGGTTCAAGGGCAGGCTTTAGTGCCGTTCCCCATCCTTCCCACTCTTTCGCCATCTCGGTAGATGGAGCTGTGATAGGGATATCACGAGCAGGAACACCAACGCTACTGGTATTACCAGCAAATAACTTATCGCCTTTTTCAGACCAGTCTTGGGCTGCACTTCCAACCATCCTTTTACTTCCAACAACTTCTCGTTCTGCACCAGCAGACTTATCAATTGCTTTACTTATATCCATACTCTTAGGAAACCCAGAGCCATAAATCCATGCGATACCATCGCGAATTTCAAATCCAGCCATACGCACAGATAACCCCATTAGGTCCTGCGTTCTACTTCCAGCAAACACCAACATATGACCACCAGGTTTTAGCACTCTAAAACATTCATCCCACACAGCAGGAGGTGGAACAAATGCATCCCACGCTTTACCCATAAAGCCCTTACCTGCGGGCGTAAAATCACGTTCTCCAGTAGCCCACTTTGAGATAGCCTCGACGACATGGTCTGGGTCTGTATTGCTAAGTCCATATGGAGGGTCAGTAACAATTGAATCTACTGAGTTATCTTCCAACCCACGGAGTACTTCTAAACAGTCTCCGTTGTAAACCACAGCACCGTTTGCGTCATAAAATTTCGTCATAGCCTAAATTCTATCAAAGCTCTGAATCTTCTAGTAGCCACTCCACTAGACCTTTGTTCTGCGAAAACACTAACAACAACGAGTGCTCAACAGTTCCAATAAAGTAATGCTCCCAGACTTCAAAATCATCTGACTTCTTCGGCTTTAGTGAGTTATCAAACACCATGCGACAAGCGTGCAGAATCTCATGTAGGAGAGTAATTTGCTTTTTAGTCTTGTGTATATCAGAACTTATAACAATTAGATTCTTCTCGTCTAGCGTATAGCCATAAGTGCCATCGCTAAGCATTCCATCTATATCAGGGGAACGTTCAATAACTGCAAATACTTGTGTACCAACCTTGATGCTGGTTGGAATAGATGATTTCTTTTTTGGATTAGGTGCGGCTGGCATCTTCACTTTCCTCAATTGGCTTTAGAAAATACTGAGCACAGCACCCATCACACTCATGCTTAGCATATTGGTGCGTCAGGTCATGCTGACAAACTACATAGTTCACTGATTTACCCACTCACATACATCCTTGGAGTGCGTTCCACCCAAGTCTTGATACCTAATAGTTTCACATTTATAGTGCTGACTTACATACATGTACACAATGCCACCAATAAATAGTGCCATGGTGATAAGCAACATCTTTAGTTCTTTACTCACCTTCACCCTCACACATCTGAATAGCAGTCTCTTCCCCAGCGTCTTCATATTGTTCCCAACAGGAGACAGGGGTAGGAGTAGGTGTCGGCTTTTGATTCCCCTTGAGCAGGAAGAACCCATAGGCTAAGCACCCAAGCATTGCAACAACAATTAGCACAAATGCTACTATCTCTTTTTTAGTTATCTCTTCATTCATCAGTCTCTCCCTCAATAAGGCCGAGTGCAAAATACCAACCCTTTAGCCCTTCAGCATTTAGGTGAGTAGTATCTGCCTCTACTAACAGTTTGATTATGCGTTCTTTAGAATCCGCCCAACCCCAGTCATAACACTGGCGTTCAAACTCACTCATAGTATTACGAGCGGCTCCGTTTTCTGGGTTACTCATTCATTCTCTCCTCTGATTAGAGCAATAAGCTCGTCCATTTCTAGTATACCATCAATGTAATGTTTTGCAACATACTCTTTGCGTCTATTTTCTAGCAACTTAAGAATGCGTAATTGTTCTGAAGCTTCACCAGCTTCAAAGCCAAGAACAAATGACCTAGCGTTCTCCTGATGCATTACTCTCCAGAAATAAAACGAATCAAATCCTCAGAGCGGAAGTGGTCTCGATGCATAGTGCCACCGCCATCAAACTCAAATGTTGAGCGATTCTCTGAAATCCACTCAATAATTCTCTGACGTTCTTCATCGATGCCAATTTGAATTCCCATAGCAAAAGAAGCATCTATAGCGTTCTCTGTAGCGATTTGCATCTTTTCTCTAGTATCTAATGCATCAGCAACTACTTTGCCAAGCTTAGATGTTACTTTATTTTCACTATTCATAGAGAAAATACTAGCACATGCAATCTATAGTTACTCGTTATCCAACAAATTCTTTACTGTGGTCGGGTACCACTTTCCCCCATTTTGCCCCAATATCCCATCAGCATTCAGTCCGTTAGCTATATCACGATAGGTGCGGCCACGACTTCGTTCGGAGTATACCCTATTCTTTACTTCTTCAGGAGTTTTATTCTTAGGGCCCATATCAACGCCCCACTTCACCCCGCGGTCTCGTCTATCCTTGTGGATGTCCTTTTGACGAGCAGAAATGATTCCACGCTCCATCTCAGCCAAAGCAGACATAATCGTAACCACGAAACGCCCCTGATAAGAAGAAGTGTCTAGATTTAGGTCTAGCATAATCAAACGCCAATTTTTCCTGTTTGCCCTATCAACGATGTCCAAGAAGTCCGTTGTGCTACGAGCTAGGCGGTCAATACGAGTAACGAACAATGCCTGAGCATCACCAGTCTCTAGGCGACTAAGGGCGGCTGTAAGGGCAGGTCTACCAGTAATACTCTTACCAGAACGACCTTCCTCACGAATAATTTCCCAACGAGTGAATCCGTGGAACTCAGCAGCTGTAATCAACTGCCTTTCCTGTACATCCAGCGATACGCCATCATTCACCTGCAACTGCGTAGAAACGCGTGCATATAAGAGGGCTAAGCCAGGGTCAAGAGTTTCCATAACTATAGTTTACCCCAAAAAGAAAACCCCGCCTAAGCGGGGCTTTCAATTTAGAAATTATTCAATCTCAAAGACTTTCGGCTTTTTTTCTTCCGGAAGTTCCATCTTTAGCTTAATAGTCAAAAGTCCATCAGCAAGTTTCGCTGACTTCACTTCAACATGCTCAGCAAGCGAAAAGGTTACTTTGAAGTTCCTTTGAGCAATGCCTTGGTGGATTACGTCGCGGATATCTGCCTTTTCAACATCAACTGCACTGGACACGACTAGGTCTCTACCAGTTAGTTCAACATCGATTTGGTCCTTCTTGAACCCAGCAACAGCCATAACGATTTCATACTTGTCGCCATCCTTGACGATATTGTATGGAGGGTAGTTTGGCTTGGTTTCGGCTACAGTGCGTAGCGACTGAAGGACGGGCTCCCATCCGATTCCCCAACGCTCAATGCGTGGGAATAGGTCATCAATAGTGATTACCTTAGGTGCGGATACCTTTTTAGTTGGTACCCACTGCTTTCCCCACGGGTCGTGAGGATTTGTTTCAGGGTGTATCATGTTTTCTCTCCTTAGACGAGAATAACGCTAGTCTTCGCTGTCCGAAGACCAGCTGGTTTATAGATACCCAATTGGCATATCTAAGATTATTGTATCACAAAAATATGACTATAGCTTAATGTGAATAATTTTTGTATTAAGCCCCCTACAGTATCCATTGCAATCTCCCTCAAAACAGTCTTTATCTATCCGACCTGTTATGTACTGACTGGCTTGCTCATAGGTTTCAAACATATAGACGTTCTCAATCATGTGCCCATGGTTTAGATACTTGTTGTTGTGCTCAGTGTAGTAGTCGCCAGAGTAATGCGAGTGCATTACAATCCACTGGCCAAAGCCAGTAAAGTAGCGGAAATTCTTTGTAAGTTTTTCACCATTATGGGTCCAGCTAGATGAACACTTCAAAAAAGCTTCAGCAGTACGATGTCTAATCGAGCATTTACGGTCAGTCCAAGTAGACACTGCATACTTACCACCTAAAGGCTTTTCAGTCTCAGCACTCTTAGGCAACTTTGCAAGTAGCTCACTCCAGTTTACATTATTACTCATTAGAACCCTAATTTCTTAAGCACGTCGACGACTTTTACTTTGTAGCCATAACTGCCATTAGTGAAGTCATTAGTTATTCGCTGCTTACCTAAAGAGTAACCTTTTTCCTCAATCAAGTCTTTCAAGTCCGAAGTACGTATAACAAGCATCCCATTAGCGTTCGGACCAGCACAGACCCACCACTCCGCTTTAGTTGTTCTAATCCCAGAGTCCCGAAGGTCTGATTCATCCGACCAGTTAAATTGCTGGCATTCTATGTAGAAGTTTCCATACTCTTTAGCAAGGTAGTCAGTCTTTACTTCAAATTTAGCTCCATCAGCCAAGTCGCCAAGGAACGTCCCAAGTAAGCTCTCCCCTACCTTTCCACGCTCTAAATCATGGTCAAAGTCTGGTTGGTATCCGTCAGTCATTGTATTCTCCTTATCTTTATAGGTAATAATCATAAGGTATCATCCTGTACAAAGATTTGCAACTCAAATTAGTTATAACCTTAATCCTAAATTTATACAAGATTAAAGTAAAAACCCCTTACCAACAATGAAGTGGAAGGGGTTAGTGTGAGTAGATGGACTGCGTTTTACCATCACTGCCTAGCCAGCGGTTCTCTAAGTACCGCTTTGAGCAGACATCTTGTTTGGTCGCTAAACCACTCCGCTAAGAGCCAAGACTGCATTTCTCCCCCACTGGCGGTGGGAGCGATTCTGCCATACTCCAAGTTCTCCGTCGAGAACTTGTTGCTTACAGCGTATCAAAAGATTTGAATCTTGTCAAATTCGACACGCCAAATTTGGAAGACCTAGTACTGACCTTTCCCAAGTTTGGACCTTGGTTCCAGAGGTTCCCACCCTTGCGGGTCGTCTCAAGCTTTCGCTCTGCTGGTTGGTCTTGTGGACTCAGCAGTAAAGAGCCTAAAAGTGCCCCTTGCGATAGCAACGAGATACTACCCGAAGTTACAAGAGTGACGAGGGGCGAATCACTCACATTTATTTTACTACTTCTTGATTACCCAAATGATGTTATCTTCTTGTGGACAGAAGTAAATCACCGAGAATCCGATGTAACTATCAACAAACTGATGGCTAGTAGGAACGCCAAACTTGTTTGATACATCTTCGGCAATAGAACTGTATGACAAATCACCAATGCGACATACATCAAGAGTTCCTTCTAGCAAAAATTCGTCAGAGAAATTCTCTGTGGTTGCAGGGAAATCTTCCTTGAGTATCTTTAAAAAGTGCTCCTTTGACCATATAGCACGCTCCTTGGAGTCAAGAGGCTGTGGAATCTCTTTTTCTACGGTAAGGTCGCTAAATGGCTTAGGCAAAAACATTGCTGTTGCCACTCCACCTACAACTAGGCTTACTAGTGTTACTAATGTTATTACTACTTTATTCTTCATGTTGTATCCTCCCAGATAGTTTTATGTTACATGAGTGGACTGTGTAGATTTGCACTACCGACTACTACTTACCGAATCGACTCGTAGCACCTTGGCTACGCCAGTCCTTGGAGATTCCGTTGCCTAGGACGGGTAGACCGCTTTACGCTCCTCTGTCTACAAGCGTGGAGATGCGGGGAATCGAACCCCGGTCCAATTGACATTCAGTTATTCTTCTACAAGCTTAGGTTTTACCAACCACGGTATTGCAGGGCACTACGAGAGGGTTGTTCTATTTATTTAAAACCTGACTGCCCACCTAGAACTAGTGCTTTGTCAGGGGCCTAAGCGTTGCGATTAAATCACGCGGCTAGAGCGAATGCGGAAGTACGTTCAGCATTTATTGTTTTACCACACTTTAAGAATGCGTGGCCGTTTCTGCTTGCTTCACTAACATCAAGACAACTGTCGAAACCAGTCATCCCCTTGTTCACTATTTAGTTTTGTTTTGTTACTAGCTTACGCTTTTCTTTATCAAAAACTTTAGGACGCTTTTTAGACGCCTTACCGTTTTGTCTACCAGAACTTTTTACTTCTGGTACTGGCTTTGCGCCACTTTTACCTTTTGCCATAATAACTCCTATTATACATCAATTCCATCATTTGTAGCACGCCACACTGATGGAGAATGATTTTCCTGAACTGCTTGCTTTACTTCAGCATCATCGTAAAGACGCAGAATGTGAATGCATGGGTCGCCCACCTCAAATTCGTCATCTTCAGCCGCTGATGTAGGTAGCCCATCGTGCGTATAGCAAACTGCTGGACCAGTCCAGCCATTAGCAATACCTAAGGCAATCCATTCGTCGTATGACATATTACTCCTTTGTTAGATAACTCAAACATACTAGCAAACATTCCCCTTTAATGCAACAAACCCCCCGACAAGCGAGGGGCAAGTTGTAAAGAACTTAATTATTCTTTAGTTGAGCTTTTCTTGGTCTCAGCCAAAGCTGCCTCAGCAGAGCTAGCAAAAGCGATGTTGATTTCATCATGGTCTAGAACGCCATCTACGACGTAAGCACGAGCCAAAGACTCTGCAACTTCCATGATTCCAACGAAAGCAGCAATCAAAGCTGACTTCCATAGTTCAACGCCACCAATAGAACCAGCAGCAAGAACAGCACTGACTTTTAGAATTACAAGAGCAATAGTTCTCTTGAAAATCATCAAAACGAGTTTCATATATCTCCCTAGGGTTGAGTTTGGGGTTTAAGCCTCCCTCTCCCAAGGGCATGTTTCTATTATACTCTAGGACGAGGCTGGCTAGTTGAACCTAAATTATGAGCTGGTCGCATTCTTCTACGCTCTAGCTCAGTAGTTCCACCCCAGATACCAATTTCTGAATACTTTAGGGCAAACTCTAGACAGGCTTTTTTGTAAGGACATTCAGCACAGATAGCTTTAGCCTCTTTTTCATAGTCATACCTAGCCCAAGTTTTCATAGAAACTTTGCCATTTCTCAAGACAGAAGATTCACTCTTGTCTGTCGTAAAGAATGCATCCGGGAATGACTCAGCACAAGGAGGGGTTCCATGCTCTTCAAAATCAGGGTAATCCTTAGGTATAAGGTTTTCTAGCATGGGACTCTACTCTCTATCTAAATGTACTTCCTCCAAAACCATCACCAAAGTGAATTGGCGGAGCAAAGAATATTTTATTTAGTTTAGCACCGCATCCCTCAACTTTGCAAATCAGGTCTTTTGGTTCCTCAGCTGTGATAGCTCTAACCTCTACATACCGATGTTCTTGGTCTTCAGGGTGGGTTTCACATTTATATTCATATGTAGGCATTTTTATTCCTTAACTAGTGAGTTAAGTTTATCTAATCTAAATCCAGCCCAGTTGTCTTCACCAGCAACAACCACTGGTGCTGATGCGTATCCTTTTTCCTCAATTAGAGCAAACACCTCTGGGCTATCTTGAATCATCTTAGATTCAAAAGGAATCTCTTTTAGAGTTAGAAATCTTTTAGTCTGCTCACATGCAACACAGTTCGGATTGCTGTATACGATTATCATTACTTCTGGTTTTCTACAATCAACTTGATTTCACATGCATCTGTTACGCAATAACTTTCGCCAATAGCATCAACACCAAGACCTTGATAGATACCATCAAGAGAGATAGGGAATAGTTTTGACACTGACGCTTCATATTCTTCTTCAGTAATTTGCGTATAAGGCATCTGAGGGTAAGTCATATTACCTGAAGGCAAGAACGATACAGTTTTTAGCTGACCATCATACATATGAAGTACAGACTCAACGTGCTTAGCTTCTGTCTCAGGGTCAAACGAGATAGTTACAGACACAGAGTTATCTGACCAATAACGCTGAGCAGTTGCAGCAAGTGCCATCTTCTCAAAAATAGTTACGTCTCGTTCTGCACGCTCTGCCAATGACTTGATTGGGAAATAAACAACAGTTGTGTGGTCAGGGTTAGATACATCAGGCTCAACAGTGTAGTTAGCCATCTTGAACAACGTCAACATAGGGTCATCATTACCAAAACGAATTGCACGGTTGAAGAACTTACCACCTGGAGTCCAGTGAACGCCCGGAGATTCTCCAGCCAAGATAGATACAGTACCTGATGGTTTTACAGTTGTAGTCTTGATTGACTCACGAATACCTAACCACTCAGAGTAAGTAACATCATATTTCTTAACGACCGCATAGCCCTCGTCCATCCAAGTACGAAGTTCTGGAAGACCCTTGCGGTCAGCAAAGTTGGCAATACCAGACATCGAGGTTCCGATACGGCGGTTCCTCTGCATGATAGCATTAGTTTCTTCCCAGTGAGTAGGTAGAAGAGTTACAGTCTTAGCATATAGGTAGGCAAACTTCAAAGTGCGAAGGTAGTCTTCCTTACTTTCGTGGCGGTTTAGATAAGTCTCAACAAGAGTACACATTTCGTAGCTTTCAAGGCTCTGCTCTGCACAAGGGTTGTAGCCCATGATTCGGTGGTCCTTGTTGTTTATTGGGTCGCCTAGACGACCATAAGCCTTAGACACATCTTCCCAAATAACACCCGGCTCACCGTTAAGGATAATTCCATCAATAATTTTTGAGAAGTCAGTACCAACATTTACCATTACTGAGTTGTTTGACATCCAACCCCAACCCGGGTTCTCGGAGTCGTAAGAGTTACGCTCAGGGAACTTTTCAGCGTTTTTTAGATTTAGGAAGTTGTCATCGTCAATGCGACCAATTAGTAGCTCAGCTGAACGACGAACGTTTCCAGATACAACACAACGACCAATTAGGTTACCAATATCTGCAATATCAATAGTAGTCAAAAGCTCACCCGCACGACCATTAAAAATTTCACGAATTTTGTTGTGTAGAGCAATCAAAGGGTCTGGTCCAGACGCAGTTCCACCAAAAGTAGCAATAGGTGCACCGTATAGACGAATTTCACTGTAATCAAATTCTAGGCTTGCTTGGTCTGCTTTTAGGAATGAGTTAATTAGAGCAACAGTGCTCTCCTGCCAACCCTCACGAGTGTCAGGAATAACATAAGTCTGGACATCTCCAGGAGTATAAATTTCAAAGTTCTTATCAGCACCCTTGTCATCAAAGCCCACACCCACACCCAGCATCGAGGCTTCCATTAGGAATGCAAAAGGCTTACCCGGGTTTGCTTTGGTCATTTCCAAAGTAGACACAAAAGCACAGTTCTGCAAAGCAGCCGAGTTCTTCTGAACGTTTACAATGTTAGTTCCCATGACCCAAAGACCACGACCTGGAGGAGACCACTTGAGACGGAATAAAGAGTCAAAAAATTCTTTAGCCGAGGCAGCAGCCTTAGCATCTGACCATGGCAGACGGTTCTGCTTAGCGTGGTCTTTCTGGATTGAATATGTACCATTAGTAACACGCTCACAAACTTCTGACCAAGTTTCCTTGGTGCCATCTTCTTTTTTACGGGAGTATGTGCGTAAGAAAGTTATTTCGCCTACAGAGTTGCCAGCGGCATCTTTGTAACCAAAAGGTGATTCTTTTTGCTTATACTCCGCTACGAACTCTTCATTTAACTTGAATGAAAACATGGGGATATACCGCCTTTGGTGGGAGTGATTGATAGGAATACTAGTATACCTCGACTCCTAAGAGGCGAGTATTACTCGTGATTCAAGAATAGTGCCTCTACAATTTTTTTGCAAATCGGGCAAATCCTTAGTTTTTCAGGGTCTCTAGAGGGTATAAACTCTATTCCGCATAGGGCTATTACTGGAGTTCCCATAATATACCCCTCGGTAACCTTAGCAGCATTTGCATAATGAGCGTAATGGTCATCTGAATCTGAGTCGTTTGTATCAGTTCTATCTAGAACTTCAGCCTGAGACATGGTTTATCACCTTTCTTCACCAATAATTGGCCGTAGCATTTCAAAAACATTTTTAGGATTTGTAGCCGTATGTAAGCATACTACACCCTAAGCCAGTCTTAGTATCTCAAAACTGTTGTAAAATATAGGAGACTACATCTTTATTCCGAAATGAGGCATTATGAGCTGCTGCGGGCCAGCCGGACTTCACAACTTCCTGTGTAATCAGGGTGCCACATTTCGTCGTACCTTGACTTGGACTGACTCTGCCAAAAAAGCCATCGACCTAAATGGATATACAGCTCGTATGCAAGTTCGTTCAAGTGTAACTTCTACTTCTACAATTATAGACCTTACCACAGTCAATGGTAAAATTACTCTTGGAACTACCGCGGAAACTAAAGGTCAGGTAACTCTTATATTATCTGCTGCGACAACTGCTGGTCTAACTCCAGGTCAATATGTTTATGACTTAGAGCTGGTATCTGCAGGTGGTGAAGTGACCCGACTTGTAGAAGGAAATTTTGTTGTAAAAGCTGAGGTGACTCGATAGTGCCACTAGATAGCGATGACCAACCCCTAAGAATTATTGTTGATAAACAAGACCAGAACAAGATTATTGTTCAAGAGCAGATTACTCACGTCGAGGTCTCTCAGGGTGGTCCTCAAGGAATTCCAGGCCCAACCGGACCAACCGGCTCAGCCGGAAGCACAGGCCCAACCGGACCAACCGGCTCAGCCGGAAGCACAGGCCCAACCGGACCTACAGGACCGCAAGGCCCTCAAGGAATACCCGGAGAGACGCAACCCGTCTTTTATAAGCATACTCAAAATGCGGTATCATATACATGGAATATAACTCACAATTTGGGCTACAAACCAAGCATCACAACAACAGATACTGCAGACTTTACCGTAGAAGGTACCATTAAATATATCGATAATGACTCCCTTACCGTAACCTTTAGCGAAGCTTTTACCGGTTTTGCTTACCTATCTTAGGAACCTAAATGGCTCGTAATTTTCTTACCCCAATTAACCTAAATGTCAATGAACTACAAAACTTTGTTGTAGGTAGACTATCGGGCAGCTCAATAGACGCTATCACTGGTGCTGCCAACCTAGTAGGTGGACGACTACAGTTTGACTCAACTGCAAACACCCTAAGAGTCTATAACGGTTCAGCTTGGCAGACTGTTGCTACAGGCGGTAGTTCATTATATGTAGGTACAACTCAGTACACAATTGGGAACTCTTCTGGTGCTGTAACTACCCTTGCAGGTATGACCTCAATCACATCAACACTTTTTGTTGGTGCTCTTCAAGGTAACGCAGATACTGCCACATCTGCTACCACAGCCGCTGCTCTTTCTCCTGGAGCAAATATAAATGGGGTTGGCTTTACAGGTGCCTCAAACATAACTATCTCTGCTGCAAACCCTTTCGGACTAACTATCGGAACAGGCCTTCAAGCTAGCACAGGCTCCAGTCCATACACAGGTTCCGCAGCTGTAACTATTGCAATTGACTCAACCGTGGCAACCCTAACTGGTTCCCAGACACTAACTAACAAAACTTTTACCTCTCCTACTATTCAAAGCACTGGAGCAGTATTCCAAGGAACTAGTGGAAGTACCACATTAGTAGCAAATACTACTGCTTCAGGAACACTCACTCTTCCTGCAGCAACAGGTACCCTTGCAACAACTACCTATGTAGATACATCTATTGCAAACTCTCAAGCAGGATTCAACGTACACGCTGCTGTTCTAGTTGCATCTACTGCAGCTATTACAGGTACCTACACAGCCGGTACTTCTGATGCCTCACAAGGTACGGGTCAAGGTGCAACATTTGTATTTACAACCGCTCAAATTGATGGTGTAACTTTAGCTGCAGCTAACCGAGTTCTTTTAAAAAACCAGACTGACCAAAAGCAAAACGGTATCTATACAGTAACTGGAACTCCTGGAGCAAACGTTACACTTACCCGTGCAACTGACTTCGACAACAGCGTTGCTGGTGAAGTATTCCCAGGAGACCTAGCTTATGTCACATCTGGAACTGTAAACGGTGGTAGCACATGGGCAATGAACTCCACAGGTACTGCTACTACCCCAACCAACGCCATTAAAATTGGTACCGACAATATCACTTGGGCTCAGTTCGCTGGAACAACTGGTGGAGTATTACCTGTTGCTAACGGTGGTACAGGAGCTAGCACCCTAACAGGAATCCTTAAGGGTAACGGTACAGGTGCTTTTACTGCTGCATCTGGTACAGATGTTACAACTCTTATTAGCACTAACGCCGTTACAAACACTAATAACGCAAACGTAACTGAAACCGTCTCAGGAACTTACTATCTTGTAATGTCTCCAAGCGTTACAACTGGATTCAAGGCTCTAGCTCAAAACTCTAACGCTAACGCAATTAGCTATGTTGCTTCTACTGGTGCTCTTACTGCAACCAGTTTTGTTGGTTCCGGTGCAACTCTTACATCTCTAAACGCATCTAACGTTTCCTCTGGAACATTACCTGGAAGCGTTGGTGTAACAGCAGGTTCAGCTTCTTCATCATTTGTAGTCTATAACGGCACAACACCAACCACTGGTCAATTTGATGGTTCAACCACAGCACCATCCGGTACTACAAGACTTAATTACAGCGGATATTTATACGCTACTCAGCTACTTCCAACTGGTGCAATAATTCTTGGTAGCAACAACTTCAACTTGAATATGTCGGCTGTTAATCAAAGTCTTAACTTTTTTAATAACAGCACAACAGGTGATTTAAACGTAGCTTCTGCATTAACCACTGGAAATGTGAACATAGCTACAGGAACTGCTTTCACAACTGGTGCAATAAATATTGGTACTGGTGCTATGTCTTCAGGTACCAAGGCAATAAACATTGGTACCGCTGGTGCTACAGGTAGCACAACAACCATCATAATTGGTACTAATGCTGGAACACCAACCACAACAATTAATGGAACTGTAAAACTTGGTGCTGCTGCCTTTGCTACCGATGGTCTACTAAAAACAAGTTCTACTAACGGAACTCTAGCTATTGCTACAGGTGCAGAAATTGCAACTGCAATTGGTGCAAGCACTGTTACCAACGCAACTAACGCTGGTAACTCAACTACCGTCACCGCTACTGAAACTACCGCCGCCACTACATACTACCCTGTGTTTACTACTAGCGGTACAGGTTCAAAAAACTTACTTCTAAACGCTGTAACTTTGCCACTAAGTTATCTACCAAGTACGGGAACTCTTACTACAACCATTCTTTCTGCTCCAACTGTTAGCACCACATCCAACACAAATATGTTTGTTGCATCAGGAGGTACTCTTACTGTCTCAGCAGCAGCTGTAAGCGGTAACGGATTCTCCGTTAACGTCAACGCAGGTAACACAACTTCAACAACAACAGGTACCGGTGGAACAGTAAACGTTAGAGGTGGTAGCGCTACTGGAGCTGGCTCAACCGCTACCGCTGGTAACGTTAATATTCTTGCTGGTACTGCAACCGTGGGTACTCTTGCAACAACAGGTGGTAACGTAGCTATTACCGCTGGTGATGCTAACATTACAGCCGGTACCGGTGGAAACGTTACAATTAATGCTGGAAATGGTTCCACTAAAGGTACAATCTCTATTGGAACAGCAAACACTGCTGGTGTAACAATTAGCGGTTCACAGCTGACAATAGACACAGCTACCGCAACATTTAGAAGTATAAACGTCACATCCGGTGCCACTGCAGTAACTGCAAACGTAATTATAGGTACAGGTATTGCAACAGGTACAGGTGTTGCTGCAACATCAGGTAACGTACTTGTAGATGTTGGTTATGCAACTGGAACTAGCTCGACTGCTGGAAGCATCTTAATCGGTACTAGAAATGCTGCTGGAACTTCTAACGCTTACGCAGCACCTGCTGCAATTTCTATTGGTCAATCTAGTGTTACAACTACTATAACTGGAACAGTTAAACTTCCTACCGTTGTTGCTGCTGGACCTACTGCTGGATTTGTAAAGATTGCCACTGATGGAACCCTTTCTACAGATACTGTTGCTTACGGAACAGGAACAGTAACTGCTGTATCAGTTGTCTCTGCTAATGGCTTTACAGGTAGCTCTAGCGGAGGTGCAACACCAGCACTTACACTTACTACTAGCGTAACGGGTCTCCTAAAAGGTAACGGTACTGCAATCAGCCAAGCTGCTTACTCCGACCTTCCTGTAAGCGCTGATACAACAGTCACCACTTATGCTGCTGCAGTAACTCCTACTATTGCTCGTAAAGTAACAGGTACCTTTACTACAGTCACTTCCGGCACAGCAGTTACCGTAAACCACGGGTTTACTAATGGTGTAGTTGCTCAGCTATTCGACTCAGGAGGCGTTCAAGTTGAAGTTGATGTTACAACAGCAAGCGGAATTACTACATTCTCCCCTACCGGCATATCACTAACTGGATATCGATACGTAATTATCGGCTAGGATTAGTCTATGGCTAGATTTTTTAGAACTGGTATAACCGCTGATGGCGATATCTCTACCACTGGCTTCCTGAAATCAACTAATTCAGTCGGTGATGAGGGCGGTCAGATTGACCTCGCTAAAGCAATAACCAATACAACTCTAACTACTGGCGTAACAATTGACGTTTTTAGAAATCAACTTCGTATTTTTGAAACTGGAAATACAAATCGTGGATACTATATTGACATCACTAGTGGTGCTGCATCTGTAGGAACTAGCTTAGTTGGTGGCGGTTCTGCATCAAACTCTTTTAGTACCATTTCCGTCCCTTCCGGAACTAACCCTATAGCCTCATCAACAACCGACACTTTAACATTCACTGCCGGTACTGGAATAAGTATTACGGGTACAGCAAGCACCGACACTATCTCTATTGCAACTAACGCTACAGATATAAATACAGCATCAACAATTGTTTCCAGAGATGCATCGGGAGCTTTTTCTGCAGGAATAATAAGCGGAACCTCATTCAATAGCATTACTGGACTAAGTTCAACAACTCCTTCTGCATCCGGAACTGCAGCAGTTGGTACAGCAACTACGGCTGCACGAGCAGACCACGTCCACCCGACCACAGGTCTAGGCTTAACAGGAACCGGTCTAGGCCAGTTTGCTTCTACAACTTCAGCTCAACTGGCAATTGTTATCTCAGATGATACTGGCTCTGGTGCCCTAGTATTTGGTACAACCCCTACTATTACTCCAGCAGATGCTGTAGCTACAACATCAGCAACTACTGCTGGATTTATGGGTATGCCACAGAATGCTAAAACTGCATCTTATACACTTGTAGCATCAGATGCCGGCAAGCATATTTATTTCTCTGGAACCACTGCTTCTCAAACAATAACTATTCCTGCAAATGGTAGCGTTGGTTACCAAATTGGTACAACAATTACGTTTATAAATTTAGCAACCGTATCTGTCAGCATTGCAATTACGACTGATACTATGTACCTAGCAGGTCCTGGAACTACAGGGACTAGAACTTTAGCTGCTTACGGTATGGCTACCGCAGTAAAAATTACTTCTACTTCTTGGATTATTAGCGGTAACGGTCTTACATAATGTCTGGTGCAGTTGCTGGATTGATTGGCAGCCTTAAAAGTGCTGTTGTAGGTATTGTCAATAAATATTTTGTTTTTCCAAGGTCAGTAGAAGCAAATGGTAATACTTTTGCTGCTAGAGATATTATTAGCGATTCTTCTGGAAATGTCTATGTTTCAAATAGCGGATATCTATATAAATATTCTAAAGATGGAGTTTTCCAGTGGGCAAAAACCCATGGAGGGTTGTCAGGTTTAGGCGCATATTTTGCAATAGATTCTTCAAATATATACATTTCAACTATAAATTCATCTGCTATGCCAGTAGTTACAGCACTTAGTCTCAGCGATGGTAGCGTTGTTTGGTCTAAAAAAGCAACAACTTATGCTAATCAAAATGGTCCACTACCAATTTTAATTTTAAATAGCACTCAATTAGTAACAGCAATTAATCACGAAGCAGCATTTTCAAAAGACACAGATGACGGCTATGTAGTTACTCTAAATAAATCTGATGGTTCCATGGCGTACAGCACCTATCTTGGGTATGCGATATACAGAATTTCAGGAGTAGACCCATCCGGAAATGTATGGGTTTATAATATATCAGGTACCTTTAAACTTAGTCCAACTTTAACAAAACTTGCAGTATATAATTGGGCCCATGAAACACTTAAGTGGGATGCTTCTGGAAATATTTATGGAGTTTCTAGTCAATATGTGTATAAATTTAACTCCAGTCTCACTGCTACTTGGAGAAAAAGTGTCCCCACAGGAGGAAACTACACTAAGTGGAGTGCAAGTGCTTTACTCGATATAGATGCTTCTGGAAATGTTTACTTTTTATCTGGTTCAGTTAGCAGTACAAATATTAGCCCTATAGTAAAACTAAACTCAGATGGAACCCTCAACTGGGCTAGAAGCATTTCTGCTGGTTCAGTGTACTCAACAATTGCCTCAAACCTAAGACTTACATCAGATGGAGATATTTTAGTAAACATCGGTTCTATATCTGCAGCAGCAAAACTTAAGACAGATGGAGTTGTTTGGGGTCCAGTTACAACAAGTGGAACAGCAGTGACAACTTCATTAGTTTCTTACACTACTACCTCAACTGCTACTACATCCATTAGTCCATTTGCTACAACAACATCCGGATATGGAAATTCCCCTACTGCTGGAACTATAGCGGGATGGTCTACTAATACTTTCACTCAAACTAGCACATCTACAGTTCTTGATTCATACTACATATTTACTTAGGAGTCAATATGAAAACACTTTACATGCTACATATACCCAAAACTGGCGGATTAGCAGTAAGAACAATTGCTAGATTACTTAATCTTAAGAACATTCTTTCATACCCATACTCACCATTCGGCATATATGACTACAAAAAGTTTGCCTACATTCATGGTCATTTTGGTATTAAACCACTTACAGAATATCCAGAGATAGAAAGTGCTTGCCTAATTAGAGAGCCCTTAGACAGGGTAGTAAGTAATTTTATTTGGCTACTTATGAATAATGAACTTCAAGAAAAAGAACCGTATAAAAATTTAAATTCAATCTATGAAAAAATGTGTTATTACTTATTAGAAGATTCTGACTATTCAAAAAATAATTTAGTTACTAGATTTTTATCTAGTCAAATAGACGACGACTCTTTTAGAATAAATAATGTGTCTGTCTATAGAGAAGACGGTTCCTTAATAGAACTTAATAGGGCAGAAATGTATAAAGATTACTATAAAGACTGGTTTCTTGAAGATTCTACATCTCTAGAAATTGCTAAAAGCACTGTAGATAAAATAACCATACTAGGCATTACTGAAAAACATAGTGAATTTATGGATAAAGTTTTTCAGTGGATTCTTGACAATCATAAAGTAGATATCAAGCAAGAGTATTTGGATATAAACGCAGAAATAATGGCAAAAACAGACGCTCCGTATGTAAATTTTAGTAGCTATACCGACTTAGACGGTACTACCTACACAACTCAGTCCCTAAAAGCCTTGCTCACACAGGCCGACATCGACCTTATATACGCTAATAACGCATTAGACTTAGAAATATATAATTACGCAAAGGCAAAACTACAATGATTATTCAAATCCTAGGACTACCAGGCTCAGGTAAAACAACTCTAGCTGAAGCTCTAAAAGAGCGTCTAAACGCTATTCACCTCAATGCAGACGAGGTCCGCTCCACTCTAAACTCTGACCTTGGCTTTAGCGAAAAGGACAGAGCAGAAAATGCTCGTCGCCTAGGTGAAATGGCTAGATTGCTATCTAAGCAAGGTCATACCGTTATTGTTGATTTCATCTGTCCGACCAAAGCGACTCGTAAAGCCTTTGGTATCCCAAACATCAAAATTGTAATGAACACTATTGCTTCTAGTCGTTTTGCTGACACCGACGCTATGTGGATTCCTGTAATTGATGCTGACCACACTTTTTACGAATGGAAGTCAGATAAAGAGATGGCCGACGAGGTAATTAGTAAGTTTGGCTTATTTGACTGGTCTGCTCCAACAACACTAATGCTAGGTCGCTATCAACCATGGCATGAAGGTCATCAAGCCCTAAAAGAAGAAGCACATAACAGAACCAAGCAAGTTCTTATCGGCATCCGTAACACTCACGACACCTCGGAGAAAGACCCTCTAACTTTTCACCAAGTAGTTGAGTTCATTCCAGAACAGCCAGACACTCTAAAGATGCGTTTGCCAAACATCACAAACATCGTTTATGGGCGTGACGTTGGCTATTTAATTGAAAAGATAGAACTAAGTCCAGAACTTCAGGCTATCTCGGCAACTAAAAAGCGTGCAGAATTAGGACTATGATTTTACTAAAATCTATAATTTACAGAGTTTGGCAGAGTCTAATAACTTTTTTAATTGCCTTAACTGTCACTCATAAGTTTGAAACTGCCGCTCAGATTGTAGGGCTAGAGGTTTTGTTTAAAATCTTTACTTACTGGGTATTTGAAAAACTTTGGAAAAAGGCTGTTAAAGTTTAGGTTTATGTTTAGGTCCAGGTTCCTGCTCAGGACGTCTCTCAAAGACAATACCTTCATGCTTCATTTCACAGCAACGAGCTAAAATATCTACTACAAAACGTTCTTTGCAAACATAGCATACATTGGACTTATTTTTAGGAATTTCAGACATAATTCCATTTCTGGCGGTGAAGTTATGTCTTAATTATCTCACACTTTGACGGCATTGACGGCAGAAAGATTTTACTATTTTTTCTTCTTTTTAGGTTCTTCTACAGAATCAACCTGATTAATTTCTAAAGTCGCAAGAAGCATTCCAGTAAAGTTGTATTCTCCCGCGTGAGAAATACGAACCCACGGGGCCGCCCAAACTTCTCCCCCAAGCTCACGCCAAATGTGGCAGAAAGCATAATCCTCAGATAGCAATATGCTCTCAGGCTCTGGGGTAATCATAGTCTTAAAATACTCAATCATATCCTGACCAAAAGGTATATTATCGCCAATAGTGTTGTATTTATATGCGCTACAAACTTCTTTCATCTTTTCAAAAACATTTCGACGAATAAACATCATACCGGTGCCAACATCTTTTACTTTAAAAGGCTCGTTGGCTTTAAAAGTTTGCTCTTCATCTAAAAAGTTAATAGCAAAAAGACCGGAGTATATTTCTAGATTCTCTTTACCAGCAAGAGCTGCTTTTCGCACATTTTCCCAGTTAATTGCCTTCATAGGGTACGGAGCACCAATTAAATCTTTACCAGACTCAACCATTGCTACAACGTCTTCTGCAGAAAAACCATGGTCTGCATCAATAAAAAGCAAAGCATCAAAATCGGTCTTCATAAATTCATTTGCAAGAGTGCTTCTTGCACGAGTTATTAGACTTTCGTTTGTAATAGATGTATGAGAAACGCTGTGCCCTCTGGCAGAAAGCTCTTTAATCAAATCAGAAAGACCTGCAATATAGACGCTCTTTGCCATGCCACCGTACATTGGGGTTGCAATAAAAACTTTCATTATGACCTTTTTTCTTTAAGTGTACGGGGGCTGAGTATCTCTCTCAACCCCCGCTGTACCTCTCTCCCGAGCAGCACATTTATATCTTACATCACTATAAGTGATATAAACATCCTAACACACTACTAAAAGTTCTTAGCGAATCTAGTAGCAGTACTCCAATCAACCCCAGTATTGACAACAGCTTTAGGTAGTAACATCATTCCTAAAATTTCTGCTCTAGAGCCCTGGCCTTCAACAGATAGCCCACGGTCAGCAAGTTTACGATGGAATGCAATTTGAGACATAGGACGTTCACCACGGTCATCACTCCATAGACGGTATACACCATACAAAGCCTTAACAGTAAGAGAAGTCCCCTCAGACTGCTTTGTTTCTTCATCTAAGAATAGACCAATACGGTCTTCATTCTTACGATAGATTTCAGCAGCTTCACGAACAGCAGAACACCAGCCAAGAGGGTCTCTCTCGCTAGAGTTTAAATACTTTACAGCACCTTCAACAGCCCATGAAAGGACAGCAGGTAGTCCGCCATCAGGGTCATGTAGGTAAGCCTTCAAATCTGGGTTAGGGTTTTGAGGGACATTAGTTAGAGGAATAGGACGCAGACGACGCCACATAGCGTCATCGGAAATAATAGGTCTGTGGTTTGTAGTAACCCACAACTTACCCTGAGCCTCGAATGTGAACGGTTTTTCACCAGGAGAACGTGCTGAAATTTCAGATGAACCAGTCAACTTTTTTACTGAGTTTTCTTTTAGACGTTCTGTTTCAGGCAACTCGTCAACCCAAATCATACGACGACCACGCAACTCAGCCCAGTGGTACTGGTCAGACTGATTAGCACGACCATCTCCTTGAGCAAGTACGCTTGAGTCAAGAGGCCATGCATACTCCTGAGTTCCAAGAGCTTTAACAATAGTTTCAACAAACGTGTTTTTACCGGAACCCGGAGGACCATAAACTAAGAACATAATATCCTGAGTCTTAAATCCACTCAGCGTATATCCAACTGCGCGCTGTAGCCAGTCCTGAAGTTCTTTATCTCCACCAGTAGCAAAATCAATAAATTGCTCCCAACGAACATTACGAAGTCCTGGAGTGTAGGCAACTGGAGCACGACGCGTGATATATAAGTCCGGTCTACCACGAAGTAGTTCACCAGTACGCAAGTCAATGACACCATTAGAGACACCAAGCATGTTGGAATCCCCATCCCACTGCTTTACGCCAACAACAATACGAGTATCGGAGTTGGCACTCTTGACCATATTTACAAGACGACTATTTGATTTTGCCTGCTGTGCCCACTTGACAATATCCTGCTTTTTCTGCTGAGCACCATCATCGTAGTTGGAAACTTCACTAGCAATAATTGGAGAGATACGTTTTGCAAGTTCACTAATTTCGAGTTCTTCAACATCTGGTTTCCAGTATTGACCGTCCCAGTGAAACCAACCAAGCCCGGGAGTATAGCGAACAGCAGAGCCATAGGTGTCAATTAGACGACGACCATTACCAACATCGGTAAGTGTACGAAATCCTGGAGTACCACCATCCTCTGCGTCAATAGCATCAGGGTCATCAGGAACATCTATGTTGCCACCGCTAGCTGCTCCACGAGCAGACATTCCATCAGAAACCATACGAGTAACAGCAGCACCAACAGCATTAGCAACTGGTGCAGAGTGAGGGTCATCAGAAGAACTTGCAGCAATTAAAGCATTACTCTCAGCCTGCGACTGCTCTGCCCACTTCTTACCTTGCTCCCAACCATTCAATCCTGGCCAGATACGTTCAGTTTTTGGAGTACTAGCAATAAAATCAATTGCACGACGAGTATGCATTAGTAGGGAGTTTGGACCCTCTAACTCCATAGGAGGGCGAACTTTCTCGTGATTGAAACGAATCATCATTGTCTCAATCATCATGCGAGCATCTGGAGTAGTTCCAAACTTATTTGCAAGTGCACAAGCAAGACGATAAATTTCTACTGCACGAGAACCTTCATCAATACCATTCTCAAGAAGACCTTCAATATCAACTTTCTCACCAGAGACCTCAAGACCACCCATCCAGTCCCAAGTACCTTCGGAATAGCTAGTAGATGTACGCTTATTCTTTCGTAAAAATCCTAAGAGTTCTTCTGGTGCCTGCGCCATCTCGATTTCCCAAGGAGCCTTACCAGGAGCCCAGTCATATGTAGTGCCAGAGAAGTGGCGTGATGGAGCAACAAGAACATAACCATTGTGCTTGATATCAATACCTTTTAGACCAGCTTTTAAAAGATTTCCAACTAACTGTTCTTCAGAATCTGCTTTGTAGTAGAGGTGGCGACCACGAACAATTTTTCCAGCAATGCTGTATTCACCAGTAATAGCTTCAACAGTAGGAGGGAGTGCTCCCTCAACTAAACGCTCAAACTCGTCAAAACTATCAGTCCCACCAGAGCGAGGGTCAATATCAATTACAAAGAATCCAGACGGGGCACAAAAAACACCAACATTGTAATTAGAGTTTTTATCCCACCACGCATCAATGCTATGTATTTCATTAGTAGCGTTTACATTCCACTCACCTATAGCTGGGTGTTTACCAATATCTTTAGAGTCGCCATGCTGACTATTGCAAGTGCAGCGACCACCGTCATCAATACCATGAACAGGAAGAATTTTCCAATCGTTTTTGGCATACCATTCGGCACCTTTTTTCAGGCGGCCGTTACTTGCTGATTCCCATGATGACATGACTATCGAACCTCTGTGTCTTTGTATAAATTCATAATTTCTCCCGTGTCTGCTTACAACATGATACACGAAGAGCAGTCAGTTGCAAGCACTAAATGGCTTAATTTTTAAAAAGTGCAAAAAGCACTACTGACCGAAAGTGGCTGACCTAACAACCTGCCGAATCAGGGCGACCCAAATAGGGTAAAATTGTAGAAACGAAACTAACCGCATCTACTAGGAATATCAGTATAACTCATGCCAATGGACACTATTCTTACAGTCTCAGCAACAATCACCGCAATTGGTGTAATTATTGGTGGAATTGTTGCAACATATAGACTAGTACGAAAAATCAATGACTCTATTGGTTTAGATGCAAAAGGTAGAACTATCTCAGAAAGACTAGACCGAGTCGAGCATCAGCTTTGGCCAAATGGCGGAAGCTCACTTGCCGACCAAGTCCACCAAACATCCGATTCGGCAAAAGAAACATCAGTAGAAGTCAAATTTATTAAGCAACTCTTACTATCATCAAATCCAGGATATACTGAAACCCCCACTCCAGTAGACATTAAAGTAAAAAGGACACGCCGAAAAGCAAGTTAGCAAAACACTAGACAAACCCTTTAAGGTTTGTAGTAGAATCTAAATGACATTTACAAAGTACGAAAGGAATAGTATGTCTCTATCTACCAGACTAAAAGCAGCAAGCGTTCAAGCGGCAACAACTGTTTGTAAAGTTGGACTTCTTCTAATTAGCGATAAAATCACTAAAGAAGAAAAAACACAATTGGAATCAATTTTGAACGTTTCCCTTGATTTTCCGGGGCGTATCTCTAGTGGAGAATTATATAAGATTTTTCGTGAAGAAGGATTTGATATCTCAAAAAGCTCGATTGATAGACATCGTTCAGAATCATGCCCCTGTGCTAGAAAAACTCAGCAATGAGCCTAGACGACAAATTAAAAAAACTAGTTGAACCAGGACGAACTGGTTCTGATATTAAAGCGTTAAATACACCTGAGGACTGGCGTCCTCGTATGGACGTTGATGATTCAAGAGGTGGGTTTGTAATCTCTAAGCCTCGCCCATCAGCAGAGATTCCTGACGCTAAAACTATTCTTCAAGAATTTGAATTGAATCCAAATGATTGGACAGTTACTTCTATGCGTAGAGGTAAATGGCAGACTTATCACGGTGAGTGGCTAGAGTCCGTCCGTGTAAATTTACTTCCAGTTGGGACATCTTTAGTTGACAGATTAGATGCTGAAAAACTTATTGATGAAGTCCGTAAGTGGCGTCCAGAAAAAGGTATCAAACAATCAACTGGAAATGGTTCATTTTTAATTGCACCTAGCGACCAGCAAATTGGTAAAAAAGCAAATGGTCAGGGTACACAGCAGTCAATAGACCGCATCCTCCACCTAACTGAAGCAGCAGTAGACCGCTATAACAGATATAAAAAACTTGGTCTAAATCTAGGAACAATTACTCTTGCACTTCCAGGAGACCATGTTGAAGGTCTTACAAGTCAGAATGGACGTTTGCAAGGTCAAGCAGCCTCCGACCTAGGCCTAACTGAGCAAGTGCGTGTTGCACGTCGTTTACTTATGGCTCAAATTAAATCTTTGGCCCCATTAGCAGAACGCATGATTATTCCAGTAGTAAATGGAAACCATGATGAAGTTACTCGTCAAGTTGCAGCAGACCCAGCCGATGGTTGGAACGTGGAAATTGCATCAGCAGTTCAAGATGCTTGTGCAGAAAACCCTGCATTGCAACACATAGAGTTTAGGTACCCAGCATCTGGGCATCAAACCCTAACTGTAGATATTTGCGGAACTATGCTCGGGTTATTTCACGGACATCAATCTAGAGATGCTTTAAAGTATTTATCTGGGCAATCTGCTGGACAGACAGCATTAGGTAATGCAGATGTTTGGATTTCAGGGCATTTTCACAATTTCAAATGTATGGATATCGGGCATCGCCTTTGGGTACAAGCCCCGACCACAGACCCCGGCTCAGAGTGGTTCAGAGATATTGCTGGCCTAGAGTCAAAGCCCGGCCTACTAACCATGGTTTTAGGTGGAGACTACTCACCTAGAGAATTCTTATCGGTCATCCCAGTAAGACTATAAAAACAGCTATACAATAGATATGTAATGCCCCACACGACAAGTTAGGAAAGACAATATGTCTCAAGACGCATCAACCCCAACCACAACCCCAACCCCAAATCCTGAGCTAGAGTATGTAAATAACGTACTATCTTTGACTCGCGACCAGCTAGGTAGAGCAATGAATGCTACAACTGAGCTTGAAGCATTAGTAACCTTTGAACGTAAGCGTAACGCTGACCTAGAAGCTAAAGTTGTTGAGCTAGAAGAAAAACTTGCTTTAGTAGATTCAGCAAAAGCAAAAACTGCTATTGATAAATAATGATTGAGGTTAGGGATGGAGCCAGAACTTTACAGTTCGATGGCTCCCTACTAGGAGAATCCTCTTCATTCAAAAGAGGGGCTACTCGATGGATTGAATTTAAACTGTACAGAACAGAGAGTGGCTCGTATATTCTTTCTAGAATTGGAGTTTCTTTAGTATTTCATGGTGCGGCTTGCCCGCTAGTTAAACGCTATGGACTTCAAGAAATTTCAGTAAACAATGTCTCGGAACAAGCTATCTCATGCGAAGAGTGCTATCCAACTCAAGAAGCTGAACTAGTATTCCCTGAAAAGAATCGCTATTGGGCTCAGGTTAGTGATGAACCAACTGCAGTCCTAGATGCTCTTTATAAATATGATGACGGTGGTGCTCGCTATTTAACAAACGTAGCTCAGCGTCTTCTAGAAGAGGCATCAAAGTCTGATGAAAAAATTGCTACCATTTACAAGATAGAGATTATTCCGTAAGACTTGCATTATGTACCCCTAGGGTATAACATATACACAAAGACATTTAAGGACACAAATATGGCTGGACTCGGCGACGTCAAGTTAGAACTAGTTGATAGTTCACAACAAGCATCAAATTTTATTTCATGGCTGAGCGAAAGACGTCCACACAATGCCATTGCTGTAGACATTGAAACTGGAGAACTTCCCGGGGGGAAGCGTGACGATGCATTATCCCCGTGGCACGGACAAATAAGACTTGTACAAGTTGGCGATGGTCAAACTGGATGGTCTATTCCTTGGAATGAATGGGCTGGTGTTTTTTATGAATCAATGGATAAATTTGATGGTCAGATAGTTTGCCACAATATCGCTTTTGAAGCTCGTTGGTTTGATGTTCAGTCGCGTTGGAAAATGCCATGGGACCGTGCTCACGACACAATGATTATGGCGCACCTAATTGACCCACTCGGTTCTGGTGCACTAAAACGTCTTACATCTGATTATGTAGATGGGCGTGCTGCTGCTTTGCAGTCTAATCTTGATGTATCTCTATCTAAAAATGGATGGACTTGGGGGACTGTTCCAATCAACTTTGAACCCTACTGGGCTTATGGTGCTCTTGACACTGTTCTTACAATGAAACTATTCGAGCAGTTCTGGGAAAAGTGCGGTCCGGGTAAGCCTTACAGCCAAGCCTATGAACTTGAAATGAATACTCGTCGCATCGTTACTCGCATGGAACTCAATGGTGCCCGTCTAGACCTCGACTATTCGAAAAAGAAGTATGACGAACTTGTGCAGTACACCGAGCAGGTAAAAGAGTGGGGTAAAAAGAACTACAACGGAATGTCTATCACTAGTAATGCTCAGCTGGTTCGTCAGCTAGAGGCTATGGGTGCAATGATTACCGAAACTACTCCATCAGGAAATAAGTCAGCATCAGCAGACCAACTAAAGATGCTTGTTCGCGATGGCTCACCTGAAGTAAAGATGCTAGCTGAGACAGTTCTAAAACAACGTAAGGCAGATAAACTTGCATCCACTTATTTCTCCAATTTCATCAATGACAACGTCAATGGTTTTGTTCACCCATCAGTAAAAACTCTTGGTGCCCGTACCGGTCGTATGTCTATTCAGAACCCTGCCCTGCAAACACTGCCTAAAGGTGATGACACTGTCCGTCGTGCATTTTTACCTAAAGATGATGACCATGTAATTATTACCTCAGACCTAGACCAAGTCGAGTTCCGTATGTTTGCGTCTATGTCTAAAGACCCTAACCTTATCAACTTGTTCAACCTTGCTGATGCAACTGGCTCCGACCCGTTTACCGAAATTGGTCGTGAGATTTATCAAGACCCATCTATGCAAAAGTCAGACAAGCGTCGTGGCCTTATTAAGGGTGTAGTTTATGGCCGCCTATATGGCGCAGGTGTGTCTAAGCAGGCTTTGACTGCTGGTGTTCCTGAAGACCAGATGCGTGCTGTATCTAATGAGTTTGATATCAGATTCCCGGGAATGATTGGATTTCAAAAACAAGTTGAAGATGTTGGTATGCGTCGTCTTCGTGCTGAGGGTCAAGGCTATGTAAATACTTGGACTGGTCGTAGACTTCCTTGTGATGAAGACCGCGTATATACTCTTGTGAACTATCTGATTCAAGGTGGAGCAGCTGAAGTTTTCAAATCAAACTTAGTAAAACTAGACCAAGCAGATTTGACTGAATACCTAATCGTTCCAGTGCACGATGAAATTGTGTTAAATGCGCCACGCGAAAGTGCTGCTGAAATTCAAAAAATTGTTCGTGAGTGTATGACAACGACAGATGGTTGGGCAGTGCCACTTACTGCTGATGTAGATGGACCACTAGAGAATTGGGGGCAGAAATATGCCTAAATTTGTTCTTGCAATTGACCCTGGAAAAGCAACAGGAATTGCTATGTTTGATTATCAAGATGGTGAAGAGCCAGTCCTGATGTGGTCTGGGGAGTACCAGCAAAACGAGTACGCCAAGCCAATTCGAGAGGCATTTGCTTTAGCAATAACTAGCAACACGCCGATGGATATCGTTTGTGAAAGATTTACTATCAATGCTCAAACTGTAAAAAATTCTCAGGCTCCATACTCACTTGAGCAAATTGGAATCCTAAAGCAGATTATGATGGACATTGGCAGAGAGCCAGATGACATCTATTTCCAGTCTCCTGCTGATGCCAAAGCCATGTTTGAAAACCCTAAGCTAAAAAAGTTAGGCTATTGGCACAAAGGTGGAGAAGGACATGCACTTGACGCAATCCGACATGGTTTGCTAAGATTAGTAAAAATTGGTTGGAAACCACTAGATTTATTAAAATAAAAAGATATTAGCAAGAAATGCAATAAGTTTTATTTTTTTGTGTTAGTATGTATTAGCGACGAAAGGATGGCCTAGTGCCTGTAAATGTTGAACTGGATGATTCCGGTAAACACATCATCATAAATGCCGAATGGCGTTTGAAAGAATTATGTAAGAGTATCCCTGGAGCCTCTTGGTCAGCCAAAGAACAAGTTTGGCGTATTCCAACTTCATGGGCTGGATGTCTTGCTCTACGCTCTACATTTAGAGAAGACCTAATAATTGGTCCCAGCCTAGCTGCATGGGCATCTGGTGAGGTAGCTACTCGTATTACTCCATCTAATGAACTTCGTGATTTAGAGATTACAGATGATGGCGACGAGGACCTATTTCCACATCAGCGTGCGGGAGTAAAGTTCCTATCCACCGCTAGACGCGCACTTTTAGCAGACGAACCGGGACTAGGTAAAACTGCTCAGGCAATCCGTGCTCTAAAGTCTATGCATGACAAGGGCGAAGATGTATTTCCAGCCTTAATCGTTTGCCCTAATACTTTGAAAAAGAACTGGGAGCGTGAGTTTGAAAGATGGTGGCCTGGAGTTGATGTTCAGGTTATCAAAGGAACTGCTACTCAGCGTCGTGGTCAGTTTGAGCACCCAGCAAATGTTTATGTAATCAACTGGGAGTCCCTACGCACTCATTCCCGTCTAGCACCTTATGGCTCAATTGCTTTGGCAAAGTGTCCTGACTGTGGTGGACATGACGAGCGTGTTACACATTCCCGCTGTGAATCACATAAGCGTGAGTTGAATCTTATTGACTTCAAAGCAATTGTTGCAGACGAGATGCACCGCTCAAAAGACCCTAAATCTAAGCAGAGTCGTGCTCTATTTGCTGCAAGTGGCGATGCAGATATTCGTTTTGCACTTACTGGTACACCTATTGCTAACAACGTTTTAGATATGTGGGCTATCTTGCACTGGATTTCTCCAGAAGAGTGGCCTAGCAAAACCAAGTGGATTGACCGCATGGTAAATACTATGATGAACGCTTTTGGCGGAATGATGGTTCTAGGCGTAAAGCCACACATGGAGCAAGAGTTCTATGCTGCAATTAATCCTCGCATGCGTCGCATGTTGAAATCTCGTGTGTTACCTTGGCTACCAGAGATTATCAATGACCGTCGTGATGTTGAGATGTCAGCTAAGCAGGCTAAAGCCTATAAACAAATGCGAGACAATATGATTGCACTTCTAGAAAAGGAAGAGCCAGGAGTAGGCGAGGCAGTAGTTGCACCTAATCCATTGACTCAAACTATTCGTCTACTGCAGTTGGCTAGCTCATACGCTGAAGTAACTATTGGAGAAGATGGAGCAGAAAAAATACTTTTGTCAGACCCATCGTGTAAGGTAGATGCTCTAATGGAAGACATTGATGAAGGCGACTTCGGAGATGATTCTGTTGCAGTGTGTGCTGTATCTCGTCAGTTGATTGAATTACTAAGTGCTCGTATGACTAAGGCTGGAATTGAACATGGATTAATTACTGGTGCTCAAGATGAAGATGAACGCCAAAAGGCTATTGACGATTTCCAGTCAGGTCGTATAAAATGGATTCTATTCACCGCTCAAGCAGGTGGTGTAGGAGTGACCTTGACAGCGGCTCGCAGACTTGTTATGCTACAAAGACCATGGTCTCTTGTTGACCACAAACAGGCCATGGACCGAGTTCACCGTATTGGTTCTGAGATTCACGACTCAGTGATTATCACTGATTATGTAACCGAAGATACAATTGAAGAACGCGTTATTCAGGCACTAGATACAAAAGCAGATAATTTCGAACAAATCGTTCGGGATAAGAGCAAACTTCTCGAATTGCTAAAAGAAGAGAAGACTAAGTAAGGTAAACACATGACATATGATTACACAGGCGGGCATGGCCCACTAAGAGTTTCTAACTCAGAAATTCAAACATTCAAGGACTGCCGTCGCAAGTGGTGGTTAGCATATTATCGTCGACTAAAGCCAAAGCAACAGGAGTTTGTTGGCCCACTAGCATTAGGTTCTCGTATTCACGAGGCACTAGACCAGTACTATTCTTCCGAGGGCAAGATTGGTCTACTAGAGGCTCACTCTAATCTAGTAGCCGCTGACCGCAAGACTCTAATGGATGATTACCGAGATACTTCTGACCTAGATGCAGAGGCAGAACTCGGTCGTATTATGCTTGAAGGCTATCTACAATGGGTAGAGGACGAGGGTATCGATGCTGAACTAGAGATGATTTCTACTGAAGAAATTATTTCAATGCCAATGTTTGACGGTGCTGTAGAACTTCAAGGCAAGATTGATATGCGTGTTCGTCGCAAGTCAGACGGTGCTCGTATGTTCCGTGACTTTAAAACTGTTGGTGGCTCTTTTACTGAGTTCGGTGCAACTGCACATATGAACGAACAGATTCTTACATACATGACACTAGAGGCTGCTCAGAACAAAGAGGGTGAACGCTCTGACGGTGGTATCTTTACTCTAATAAAAAAGGTAAAGCGTACTGCTAATGCAAAGCCACCTTTCTACGAGCAGATGGAAGTTCGTCATAATATTTTTGCTTTGCGTGCGTTTTGGAAACGCTTAACTGGTAGCATAGGTGATATGCTCACAGTTCGCAGAGCATTAGACGAGGGCGTTGACCACCAGTTGGTTGCATATCCTCGTCCGAGTCGCGACTGCAAGTGGAAGTGTCAATTCTTTGCCATCTGTCCACTAGTAGATGATGGCTCAGCTGCAGAAGCGGCAATTGAAGATTCATATGTGGTAGGAAACCCATATGACTACTATGGTAACACTGAAGAGAAAAAAGGAAGTGAATGATGTCAAACGTACAACGTTCTTTGACCTTGATGGTCTATGGCGAGTCAAAGGTAGGTAAATCTACCCTTGCAGTCACCGCACCATACCCACGCCTAATGCTTGACGTTGAGGGTGGACATAGATTCCTCCCAATCAATGTAAAGTACTGGGACCCAATCCGTGAAGAGCCACCTGTGGCTGATGGAACCTGGGACACCGTAGTTGTGAGTGTTCGCGACTATGATGTGGTTATGAAGGCATTCCAGTGGCTACAAACTGGAAAGCACCAGTTCAAATCACTAATCATCGACTCAATTTCTGAGTTGCAGGTTAAGTGTATGGACAATATTGCTGGTACCGAGCAAATGAAGATGCAACAGTGGGGCGAACTACTTCGCCACATGGGTGCTCTACTTCGTGACTTGCGTGACCTTACAATGCACCCAACTCAGCCTCTTGAGGCTGTAGTACTGACTGCTATGGCTCGTAAGGGTCAGGATGGCGTATACCGTCCTTACCTACAAGGTCAGCTAGCAATTCAGGCACCCTACTTCTATGACATCCTAGGAGCAGTTACAGTGGAGCAGATTCCAAATCCTGACCCAATGCAACCTCCATACAAGGTTCGTCGTATGTATGTAGAACGTACACCAGAATATGAAGCTGGTGAACGTGTTCAAGGACGACTTGGAAAAGTCGTTGAACAGCAAGATTTGGGCATTGAAAGAATGCTCGATATGGTCTTCGGAGCGAAGGCTATCAACCCAACCCCAACACAGAACAGTTAGGAAATATAAACTATGAGTTCACTCAATTGGAGCGACCTAGTTAAAGAAGCTGGAGAAACCTCTAGCTTTGAACCACTACCAGATGGCGACTATGCCTTGAAGGTAATCGAGGCAACTGCAAAGGTGTCTCAGTCTGGCAAGACCATGTTTGCCATCACCACCGAAGTACAGGGTGGACCACACGCTAAGCGTCGTATCTGGGACAACCTAGTTGTTTCTCCAGATTCAGCTGCAGCACTAGGTATCTTCTTCAAGAAGATGGAATCCCTAGGTCTACCGAAGTCTTACTTCGACCAGAACCCAACTAATGCACAGATTGAAGCGGCTCTTCGTGACCGTTCTTTCCGTGGCCGTGTAGGTTCTCGCACTTGGCAGGGCAAGAAGAGCAACGAAATCAAGGACTATTTCCCAGCAGTCGTTGATGGTGTTGTTCCTAACGCAGTGGCATCAGCCCCTGTAGCACCTCCAGCTCCGGCTCCAGCACCTGCTGCTGCTCCGGTGTACGCATCTGCTCCTGCTCCAGCCCCAGCGGCTCCAGTGAGTTCGGCAGACGCTCCGTTCTAATCAACTAGGTAGCGGGGGGCATTGCCTATGCAGTGTCCCCCTGCTATTGATTAAGGATAAACATGAAAATTCTTTTGACAGGAATGGCATCTAGCCATGTATCCCCAAAAGCACATCTAACCAACTTTGGATTTTTTGCTGCTTTGAATGAGTCCCTAACTAATGATGGGCACGACGTTGAGTGGATGCCATCCAGCATAATTTGGTCAAAGGAAGATTTAGATATATACGATGCAGTATTTGTTGGAGTTGTTCCACCTACTGCTATAAGTGCCAATAGAGCATACGGTGCATTGAATGTAATTCAAAAACTATTTGGCTCAGACAAACTTAAATTGGTGATTGATTCGCCACAATACTGGGTACTTGGACATAGCCTTGCATCAGTTGTAAGACAGCCAGAAAAATTAGTTGGTGCTTTCTACAATAAACGTAGCGAGTATTCTTTAGCTTTATCTTCAGAATATCTTGACATCTTAGTAGATGCTTGCTCAAAACTTTTATCTGAAAAGTGGCCAACCACCATTTACCCAAGCCTCCCATGGAAGACAAACGAGTCAGTAGCAGAGTTACTACCCACTGGTGCATCAGAGTCGCTTATAGGTATAAACCTAGACTCTTTATACATAACAAAATCTACTCCAGAATTCTATACAACCACAGACCGATGGGTGACTACAGAGGCAAACGGCACCTGGACTAGTGCCATAGGGAGGACTATTCGCCACCCTATAGAGCCTATGAGGACATCTAAAGCCCATACAAATCAAGTGATATCCGAGACCATTTCCGACTCTATAGGCGTTCTAGTGGCCCCTCAGAGGCGTAAAGGAGGCACTTGGTGGTCATTCGTCTATGCTCAGGCAATGAATGAATTAACACCAATTGCAACCGAATGGAGAGAGTCTTCAAGAATTGGAAATAGTTGGAATGTTCTAGCATCCGAGATTGAAGATATGACTGCATTTGATAGATATCTACTTGCTACTAAGCAAAAAGAAGAATACTTAAATTCAATAAATTCAAACACCCAGAATAGCGTTCTATTTGAGACTATTTTAGGACTAACAAGGAAAGAAACAGAATAATGCCAGAAGTAAATTTTAATTGGGTAAGACAACAGTTAGAAGAAGTAAAAGCTAAAGTTGGTTCAGGAAACGCTGTTCTAAACTTACTAGAGACTTGGGCCAAAGATACAAAACTATCTCCAAATATGGCTAAAGAAGCTGTAGAGATGTTTAGTAAACTTGCTCTAAATGAGGCTCTAAGCTCGCCTGAGGCTAGTATAGACGAAGTCTGGGTACAGGCTAGAGCAGGTCAGCTAGTCGTTGGCGATGAAGTAAGAGTTGCAACTAATGCTTTTAAGGATGCTACTGGTGCTATCCACAACGGACGTAGAGGTAAGATTATTGCTATCCGCTACGGAGATGTAATCTTCAAATCAACTGATGGTAAGCAACCAGACCTTGAAGGCGTCCACTATTCACCAGACCGACTAGAAAAGAGAATACAATAATGTCTAAAGTAACTTTTGAATTAGAACTAACAGGAAAAACCCTAACTGATGTAAAAGAAGTAGCCTTAAAACGTATATCTTCTTTTCTAGAATCAGACGAAGATGCACTAGATAATTTAGTAGATACAGAGTATAAAGTTCAGCTGGGTGAAGGTACTTACAAAGTAACTTGCTACGCTACTGTAAAGAGAAGTATCTCTAGAATCTAGTTTTGTAATCCACGGTGACTCACCCTGACAAGTTAGACTTGTCGGGGTACAATCGTAACATGAAAGATTCCAGAAAAGGCGAGTCGCTTTGGTTTGAGTGGGATGGCTATAGCTACCCCCGTAAGCTAGAAGATAGCTCGATTATATATTTTACCTACGACCATGTTGACCTAGACCACGAAGTCGTTAGGCGAGCATTAGCATCCTCTATCCAAAGAGACGGAGTTGTTTCCTCTTTAGGTGATGCCTTCAAACTTTTAGACTCTGCCGCTATATCCCAAGGATATGCGGGCGAAGTAAATGGAAACTATCACCTTACTTTTTGCCAAGATGACGGCTCAACCATAAATGGAGATGAAGTCGCTGAAGTTCTACACGTTACTTTTGTAGAGGTGCATGACGAGTGATTACCAATCCTGAATGGTATGAAGATGCCGAGTGCGGAAAACTAAAAAATAGAGACAAAATGGACTTCTTTTTTTCTAATAAAAAGTATGAACAAGAGCAAGCCAAAAGTTTATGTTTTACCTGTCCCGTGAGAAAAGACTGCGTCAAGAGTGCTTTAGAGGAAAAACAAATGTATGGAGTTTGGGGCGGATTAGACCAGGGAGAAATGCGAAGAGCACTTTCTATTAACTGGGAAGGTCAAGAAATGCGTAGAGGTAAGTATCCTATCTGTGCTTACTGTGCATCACCAACAATAAAACTAAAGACTAAAACAGTAAAGCGTCCAACCGGAGGTCGTTGGTCGACTATGCGTGTAGTTGAATGCTCTAGTTGTAAATTTCAATGGCAGAGTAGAACTAGTGCAAATGCTGTAGATGCTTATCACGCTTGGTTAGCTGAAAGATTAGCTAAAGCTGAGCGAGATAAGATTAAAAATCAAAAGATTAGAGAAAAAAATAAAGCCAAGCAAGCAGCTAAAGATGCTAAAGCTGCTAGTAAAAAGAAAACTATCTAGATAGAAGGTCTTTGAAAGCCTCATCGTAAGTTGAGTATCGAGCAGCCTCTAAATTAGTTAGTTTATTATATACAATAAATTCATCCACCTCATTAGTAGTTATTTTTAAAATTACAAACATTATTTATTTTCCAATCCTAAGTAACTTCAGTATAATCTGTTCTACCATCATCAGCTGCTAACGTCACATAACCTGCTGTAGTCATTGAACCAGTTGTATTATCTGAATAAGTAAAACTAAATGCTCCACCAAAAGTTGGTCCATCAAAATAAGTTCCTAAAGTATCTACAGGTTCAATCAATACAGCATCAATATTCATTATTCCTCCACCAGTACCCTTAGATATCCAAAGTCTTATTTTATTAGTACCAGCTGGTGCAGTTGCAGCTCCAGTATTTACTCTTGTCCAAGTAGCAGCAGGCATTACAAAAGTCTGTTGAACTGAGCCATTCAAAAGAATATTTCCATTGTAGAAATCTATGTTAATAGTGACACCGCATGCTGAACCTGTATAGACATAAGCACTAGAAGTATATACTCCACCAGAATAATATTTACTTGAACTAGATTCAGTATAGTATGCTGTAAAGACAGTCCCATCTGTACCTACAGAAAGACTGGCTGGGGTCTGATAAAAACGAGTAGTGTCACGACCAGTAGCACCAGCTCCAGTCCAGTTAGTTGCGTTAGTTGTAAAATTAGGATTTAAACAATAGTTGTATCGAATTGTTGAACTTGTAGATACAGTATAAGTTCCATTATAGCCAGTAGGCACTACACCAGCGATAGTGACTTTATCACTAGTAATAAATCCATGAGCAGTATCAGTAGTAATTGTAACTAAAGAACCATTACCGCTTGTAGCAGTAATATCAATAGCTGACTTACTAGTTCTTCCCCCCTGAGTTGCTATCCAGTAAGTAGTTGGAATCTGACTAGTAATTATATTTGTACCATCCCAACTTCTAATAATGGCTGTAAATCCAGTATAGTTTGGAAGTGCCTTTAAAGTAACTGAATGAATATAATTAGTAGAGCTAGACACTGGAGTAAATGTTATATTTGGCACAACGCCTTTTGGAAAAGGAACATTAAAAGTTACAGTTGCTTCTCCGTCTGTATTGGTATCCCAATCACCAGAAGCAATTTTTCCTGTTTTTACTTCAAATGGGTTTGCATCATACCAACCAGGAGCATTTGCACCCGGAGCAGCATAACCACTCTTCAAAAGCTGCCCAGGCTGAGTTGAAGCATTAGTATATGTAAGCCCTCTAGTAGCATTTGTATATGGAATTCTATATGTACCAGAAGTTGGAACAATTGCATTAGCAAGACCACCAGCTAAAGCAAATGTAAGGGAAGTAGTCCCCATTGTAACATCACCATTTACAATATTTGTAAAGGTTTTATCGGAGTAAGTGCTGCCATATTGAACATATACGCCATATCTTACAAAGTTTTCTGAAGCTAAATCAGAATCAAATGCTCTGGTAAATATAAACGGGGTAGTAGTACCAACTGCACCTATACCAGTTACTACATAAATACCATTCTGTAGAGCAGCAGTTTGATTTTTAATAAGAACACGGTCATTTATAGCAAGACTTTGACCATCAATAGTAACTTGAGTCCAGTTAACAGATGGAGTTACTGTAAGAGTCGACCTAATAGTGCTTATAGTCCATGTACTATAAGTTCCACTGCCGGAAGAAGCATTTATGGTGACAGTCATACTTGATTGGCTTATTAAAGTAATAGTTCCATCCATATAAGTGCTTGGAGTATCTGTAACGCTAATACGCACACTTTGACCAATAGATAGAGCATGAGGTGAGCTAGCTAAAGTTAGAGCAAAAACAAGACTTCCACTAGAAGCAATAGTTTGAGATGTTGATGATGTTATTCCAAAATATCCAGTACCATCAGTACTTGTAGTTCCTAAAACATTAGAGTAGGTAGGAGTGATTGTTCCACCGAGAAGATTACCGAGAGAGTTACTATCTGAAGCACCTAGTGCTGCAGTAGTTGCACATTTTACTTGTTCTCTCCAAATTAAATTAATAATTTGACTATCTAAATATGCTCTATTTACTAAATTAGTATCATATTTTACGCTTCCGGCATCAGAGCCAGTAACAGTCGGAATATTTCCTGTAAATACTGCGTTATTTATACCTCCACTAAATACATGTGTTGCTGCATTGTAAGTTAATGTTCCTTGCCCTGATGTTCCATTACCTCCAGATGCAATAATGCGAGAGTCATAGTCAGTTGTTGTAGCTCCCGAATGGAAGTCAATAAACGGTGTTGTTGATACCCCTAATTTACCAAGCTCTATCGAACCGTTAGCATCTCCACCAAATAAAGCAACGCGAACAGCACCAGTCTGCACTTCAAGTAGTCCATTTACTGTTAGTCCTGTACTAGTTGCAGTTCCCGTAAATGCAGGGCTAGCAAGGTTTGCCTTTAGGTCTAGAGCAGTCTGAGTTGCTGTGGAGACTGGCTTGTTTGCATCTGTTGTGTTGTCTACGTTACCAAGGCCAACGTCAGTTTTTGTGACAGTATCCCAGGCAGGGGCGGCTGAAGCAGTACCATCACCAGTTTGACGCAGGAATTTCTTAGTACTAGTAGTGTTTCCAAGTAATTTAGTAGCTGCACCAGAAGCTCCACCGTAAATAGTATCCCCTAGTGCTGACATTAGTGTAGAAGAAATATATGCGGTAGATGCTGTAAACGCCGCACTTCCTAATGTTCCACCACCCCCAATGTTAAGACCGCTATTGCTGTCATTAGTAGCACTTATTGCAATTGTGTTATTTACGGTAAGAGTTTTACTAGCAGCAATTGTCAAAGTACCTGTGCTAGTTGTAATTGTTAGGCCATTGTAAGTTTTACCTGTAAGAGCTGATGCAATTTTTCCATCAGCAATTGCAGTGGCATTCCAAGTTCCTGCGCTAATTGACCCAACTGTGGTGATATTAGTAGAACCTCCCCATGTAGAGAGGGCAGTATTCTCTACGTTACCAAGACCAACCACAGATTTAGGAATGCTTGTAGTAGTCCCTAAAGTTCCATCAGCAGCATTAGTTACATATCCCGCTACAGTCAATTTTTTGATAAGTACATCAGACGAAGTGCTTCCAATACTAACAGTTCCACCTAAATTATTTAGGCTTAGTGTACTAGGAGTATTAAATGTAAAAGCACCAATTTCATTAGAATCTATGCGTAAGTTAGCTGTTCCGCTAGTAGCTGCACCAATCTGGAAAGCATGAGCAGTTGAGATAGCTGTAACATCCGTAGTAGATGTAAGACGAATAGTATCCCCAGTAAATCCTCCAGAAGATGTGTAGATATTTCCAGAAGATGTGTATAAATCTCCATTAAAAGTTCTAATATTTCCAGTAGATGTATAAATTGCACCACCAGCACTAACATGCCCGGTAGTATCAACATTTGCAAAAGATGTAGTGCCAGGAATAGAAACTGTAGAAGTTGAAGAGCCGATGGTGACATCCCCGCCAAGTGAGTTTACACCTATGGCAGATTTATTACTACCAGTACCACTATAAACTTGAATACTATTACGGTCCATTTGTAGGTTTACAGCGCCATTAGCCCCCAATTGGAACCCTTGAGTACCAGTGCCGACACTATCGGTAGCGGTAGCTCTTAGTCTTGCATATGTTCCAGTTCCAGCATAGCTAACTCCACCATCATAGACAGCAGCACCATTTACCTTCAAATCACCTATAACTGTAATAGTAGATGCAGCATTTCCAATATTAACATTTCCACCACTGCGATTTAAAAACATTGTTGAAGCTACACTGGCAGTTACAGCTTGTATTTCATTACTATCAGCTCGTAAGTTTGCGGACTCAGTTGCTCCCAATTGCAAAGCATGAGAGCTAGATATAAGACTAAGAGCACTAGATGTAGTTAGACGTAGAGTACTTCCAGTAAATCCCGATAAACCTAAAACTTTTTGTTTGAAAGTAGCTAAATCAGGTTCAAAAATAACTTGCGCTAAATTTTCATTATCTAGTAAAGAAGTATAGGACGTCCAAACAAATTTATCGCTGCCAGTGTAAATAGTAGTTGACCCTGAATCATTTTGATTATAAACACCATAAACAACTGCACCTTTAGAAAAATCTTCTGTACCGGAAGAGTTAACAGTCTTTGATAGGGTAGATAGTTCAAAGGCAGAAGACCTCTCGCCAGTAAGAAGTTTAAGAGACGGGGATATATTCCTATATGTTGTAGAAGAAGTAGAGTATTGATACTTGCCACCGGTAACTGTAGTAGTTTCATAAACAGAGTCGGGAAACTTAGCAATGGTAGCTGTTGTATCTAAAATAGTAATTCCTGGACGAGCAGTCATTGTATAGTCAAATGTATTGTTTCTAAAACCAACGTAGTCAAAATAGTCTAGGTGCGCAGATTGACTTACTAGGTTTACATCTATCCAAGATTTAGTACCTTCTATAGAAGCTTGACTTGGTCCTGAAACTACAGCATCTGTAGTAGCGGTATACCATCTGTAGTTAGTTAGCTCATTGCCGTAAAAGAAGTTAGATGCAGTAGATAAATAAACGCTGTCTGCAATATAACCAATAGTTTCTAATTTAGTAGGAGAAGGGGGTACAATCCCATTTCCATCATGCAATACTAGCCAGCCAGGAATATTAATTTTAATATCGGAACTAAGATTATATCCAGTTGCATCAGCAGCAAGGTATGCAGCATTTATGCTAGCACCGTCGAGAATAGTTGAAATAGACTTTTTCATTGCAGGTATTTTAACTGTAGAGTCTAAATACCCAAGCATATAGTCATTAGCCGTACTTATTAAATATTTATTTCTTGAGCTGCTAGACCATAGTGCGGTAGTGCCGCTAGAAAGCACATTTGATATTGAAGTAGATACAGAGCCAGTAGAGTATGTAAAAGCAATGGCAGATAAATCTAAAGCAAGTTCATATGGTTTAAATATTTTTTGAGTTCTAGAAACAACACCACCAGTATTGTAATGACTCTCAAGTGTAAGATTGGTTGCGGTTGTTTCTGTAAAACCGTACTCTGTTTGTAAATAAAATGTTGTTGTTGTAGGCACTGGAAAAGGCGCAACAGTGTATGTATACCCCTGAGTACCATCAGCAATGGTATGCGGAGAATAATAATTAGTAATTTCACCATAAGTGGCATTGTAAACTCCAGCATCAGCGTCTAAGAATGCAGTATCTCCGGAAGTAAAAGGACTAGTAGCGGGAATAATTACCCTTAACAGTCCCGTAGACGCAGTCACTGCAGCCGTTTCGGAAACAGCAGCACCAGCTAACTCGACAGTAACAGTTGTGCTATTTGCAGTTTTTATTTTTTGATTAGTAATGTTGAATCTAGAAGCATTAGTTGTAAATCCGACAGTTCCCGGCTGAGGAACAGTTATGTACTGACCAGCAGAAAAATTTAATCCACTACCTGTGTAGGTAATAGTTGTAGCAGTTGCAGTAGCAGAGGTAAAATTGCCGGTCAAGTTAAATGTCTGTATGCTACTTATAGTCGACTCCGCTGGAGTATATTTAGGAAATATTGAAATTCCAAAATACAAATTTCTACCTAAACCAAATACATTATAAGATTTTCCAGCGGTATAGTCTATGTTTCCAGTTAAGTAGGTACTAACTGCAGTAGTCCAGTTAAGACCTAAACCAAAAGCACTGCCACCCCTATAGACAGAAGAGGACGATAAACTAACGCCGCTAGAAGTCAAAGTTAGGCCGGCACCCGCTGCCCACGAGGTATCAGAATATGCGCTATTATATTCAAAACTAGGATTTTCAATTACGTTGATATCTTCTGCAGAAGTATAAGAAACACCAGTATTAGAAAAGTATCCATAATCAAACTCACGCTTTGAATAGTCTTTTAGATATAAACCAGCAACATCAGGATTATAAAGAGTTACAGTACCAATTGAATTATTAGTAACGGCATCGCCGCTAGAGTTTAGATTAGTAAAATCAACACCATCGTTGATATAGCTAATAGTATCTCCGGTAGCTTGAATAATAGATACTGGAGAAGCTAAAGCATTAAAGCCATCTACGTCACCGTCAATGGATACATATACTTTATCTCCTAAAAGAAAAGCATGTCCGGGAGTAGTAATAGTTGCAATATTATCTCTACGATATTTAGAAACAATAAAATTTGGTTGCAACTCATAAGACTTAAAAAGTGCAACATATGTACCGCTAGTTTTATTTACATCTGAATCACCAATGGCAGCACTTTCAAGAAAAGTTCCATAAAGGGTGATATCACCAAAAGTACGACTAACAGAAGGAGAGCTGATATTCCAGTAACCGATAGTTCCCGAGTAAGCGTTGATATCTCCACGCACAAATACATCAGAAAATTCGGCTACACCAGAACCACTAATACGCCAACCAGCGTAGTTGGGGATATAATTACTACTATGAATTCCATTAGACGCTAAAGATAGTTCATCAGCTAGAGAATTTGCAGATACAGACCCATTAGCAAGGCCTAATCCAGTAGTATCGTCTCTAGACTTTAGTACTGAAACTTCATCATTAATAGATGATAGATATGAACTAAAACTCTTAGTTCTAGTTATTCTTCTACTTGCCAATTGTGTCAACCTGCCAATCAGGAACTAGTGTCAAATCAATCATTTCTGGGAATGCAGGGTTATTTGGAACTGAAACTTTAATAGCATCAATTTTACGAACAATTACATCTTTTCTAGGCTCAAGTGGACTATTTAGACGATTTTTTATAAAATTATCTTTAATAATTATAGAACACCAATCGCCGGGGTTATAGCTGCCAACAACAGGAGTGATAGAGCCATTTACACTTATTGTAATATCCCCCTGAGGAGGCTTAGATTCATGTAAAAATCTAACTGCAGAAACGTTAAGGTCTGTCTCTATATCATAGTTTCCAAAATCATCAACATTTTTATTACCAGCATTGTTAGGCTGAGGGTAGGTTACAGTTTCTTTTTTATCAAGTAGCGGCCAACCAGCCCCCAGCAAAGTAGTATCCGACGCAGCTGCATACGGAACTTCTCCCGCACCGCTACCATTACTGCTAGAAGATACAAACATACGAGTAGCCGAGTCTTGCGCACTTTCAGTCATATTTACGTTAGTAATATTTCCAGGGTATTCAAAAATAACTTTATCTGCACCAAATGCAGCTGGCGGTGCCCATTGGCCAGTAGCAAGTTTATTGTTAGGTAGACTATTTAGGTATTCAGTCATAGTCGCCGGAAATATTGGAATAAGAACAAAAGTTTTAGTAAAGTTTTTATTACTTTGAGCATCGTTTTTAGTGTCATACTCTAATTTAGAGTCAACTCTATACTCAAAGCCTGAAATTCCATTGCTATATTTATCTAATATACTTGCAACTGTATTTAGCGAGCTTCCGGTAATAGGAGTGTTTTGAATAGCATTTCCACTATATTCATTAGTAGAGTATCCAAAAGTTCCAATTTTAGCATTTAGAGGAAACTCACCAAAAGTTCTTGCAAATACTGTAGGAATACGTTGAATAAAAGCTCCGGGAACTGCATAGCCGTTATAACCATTATTGCTAAAATTGACGTAACTAGTTACAGATATAGTTCCATTATTTCTAGCTTTTGTAACGTCCGCAGTTCCAGAAGCTACTGCAAAACTAATACTACTGACTCCAGTGCTAGTTATAGTTCTAGAGCCATTTACTGAAGCAACTATGCCGGAGACAGTTATTACATCGCCAACTACTAAGTTATGCGGAGAGTTATTTGCAAAATAAAGAGTAGCAACTTCATCACTTATAGAGTAATAAACAATTTTTGTAGGTGCCGTCATTGTATAGCTAAAAGTTGTATCGGTTACAGCCGTGAGTTGTCTAGACCTGCCGCCTTGCTCAAAAGCAGCTGAAGATTTACCAGTAATACTCACTTCAACAAAATCTCCTACAACAAACTTATGAGAATCAGAAGTAGTAAAAGTAGCGGTTATTGCAGGCGAGCCAGTTCTAGCGACTCCCGTTATTTCTTGAACTTGAGCATTAGTTCTAGTAAAATCTAAACGTGCAGTTCCAGCAGTAGATTGCCATTTTTCAATCTTTGCTTTAGATAGTGAAGGGTATTTTGCATCAGTGTAGTTAGCATCAAAGTCCGGGTAAGGAAGGTTATTCAGTACTAAAGTACTCTTACCATCATCCGTTTTTAAGTTATTTACAACGGTCACTCTAGTAGATGTTTTTCCATCAGAATAGTTTGAGTTAGCTGCAACGGCTTTAACTGTGTGAGGCCCATTCAGTTTAGAAAACTTTAATACTTTTTTAGTTGTTGTTGAAGTATAATCTTGCAAGCCTAAAACATTAAGTTTAGAGCCAATAGCAATATTTGACTTATTATATGCAGCTAGCTTAGCAGCTCCCTGAGTTGCTAAAATGTATTCAGTACCAATAGCGTCCGAACTACTTACGCCATTGCCACTATTTCCAGATAAAAAGTCGTATTTTACGGAGAACGTTGAGCCGCTAACATAGTCAACAGTTCCAGCCCTATTGAACTGAGCAAAGTTCTTAAAAGTATTTGTTACAAAGTTTTTATTGTAGACAGTGCTAGAGTACGAACTAACAAGACTAGAAAAAGATTCAAAATCTTTTTTACCTATATCGACTTTGATAATTAACGAGGTACTATCAGGAACCATTAAAACCTGGAACTCTTTATTATTTAATGCAGATGCTAAGTTTCTCGACTCTAAATTATAACGAATACCACTAACTAGAACAGCACTTCTAAGTACATCAGTCATTACATCATTTCTTGATATAAATCCCGACATTTTTATAGTATTTTTAGTTTTAGGCGCGTTATCATCAGCAGAGCCAGTGTCAGGATTTAACCCATGAGCAGACGTAAATTTTATAAGTAAAGTTTTAGCTAGTTGTTTTTTTATTTTTGTTGTATCAAAAACGCTGCCAGCAGTATATTTAAAATATTCCATAGCAGGAGTTGCAGTTGTGGTGCTAGTAGTTATGCTACCTACGTTAGCTAGTCCAGAGATAGTAACTTTGTCCCCAGCTACTGCCGTTGTTGCAACAGAAGTTGTATAGGTTACATAATTACTATTTGAAGCACCTTTATGCCATTTAGGCTTTATTTTAGTAATTGTATTTGTACGAGCAGCTACCTGAGAGCCTTTTTCTACAACATCAAAAAATACAACTTTTTGCCCACTACTAGTGTCAAAACCCACACCTCTAATTTCCATGGAGTCTGTAGTCGGGATATCGCCATTAATATTATAGCTAATTGTATCTTTAGTAGTATCAGTAATTTTTACAGATTGTCTACCATTTTCTAAAAATTCAGACTTACTACTAGCAGCATCAACAAAAATATAGTCACCAGCCATGAGACCGTGGTCAGTGGAATACAATGTTACAGTTCCACCTTCATTAGCACCTTTAGACTCAGCATGACTGAAAGAGATAGAGACCGGCTGAGGAGCACCAATGATAGACTTTATTCTAGTAACAAGTCCAGCTTTTGTGACAAATCCATCAGTATCTTTTTTAGGAGGGATTGGTTTATCTTTTGTAGATTTAGAGTTCTTTGGAATAGAGTAGCTAAAAGTATTTAAATCTGGCACTGTAATAACTTTTACATAGTCAGCACCATAAATTTCTTGGTCTTCAGTTTTTGAATACTTAATAGAAACGTAATCGCCTGCAGTTAAACTATGTCTAGTAGTAGTATTTACTACCATCCTATTTGCAGATGCGCCAGCATCAGCTTTATATTTTACCTGTAAAATACTAGATTGAGCGTCCGGTTCTTTTAAACTGACATCATATTTAATTTCACTATATGCAGGTTCGTATCCAATCCAAGATTTTCCATTTACAGATGCAATACCACCAGAGCCCGCTCCCACATATGCAGTAGCCTCCCAAAGCATTCTAAAATAGACGTAGTACCTGTTACCATGAGCACTATCTGGAGCAGAGTCTTCTTCAATTTTAAAATAACCATTAAGAGAACTAATATCTATAGGAGTAGGGGTAGTCATATCATTGCTTAACCCCTCAATTAAGATTTCATCTCCAGCTTTAAATTTAGGGTCGGCCATATCAAAATATATGTAGACAAGGGTGTCTTTTTGATACTCCGTAGCATCAGTAATATCAGGGTCAACCACCACTTTGTAGTAGTTGATTGTATGAGATATACCAGGTGAAACCTCAAATATTTCAGCATAGCCATCAAAAATAGGATTAGACCAGCTAGTATTATAGCCGTCAACATTTATTATTTTTACTTGTTCACCAATGTTGTACCCGTGGATAACTGCTCCGCCCGGAAATACTTTAAGCATAGTTTTTTCTGCAGCATTTTTAACAATATTATTTTCTATATTTTCAACAGATTGCTTTTTTCTATCATATTTAGAATTTGTATGATTTGGATTAGGGTCAGTAAAAAATATACTCCTAGAAGTAATATCACTAATTTCAACAGTGTTATTATATTTTACATAGTCAAAACTATTAACTTTTTTATCATTTTCAATTTGAAGAGCCGGCTTTTTGTCTTCAATACTTACAATAACTTTATCCCCAATAGAAAATTTATGGTCAGAGTTTAGTGTAAGCTCTACTAATCCGCCGGTTCTTTCTAAGTGAGTTATATACTCTTCAGTGTATTTGGTAATCTGCCTATATTGAGCTGGAGTTTGTTGAATGACAACCTCTGTTGGAGAAATATTAGTAAGAGTTATAGGGCTTAGTTTATTATAATCACTTACAGGGTCACTAATTACATATGTAAAAGTAGTAGGACTGGGAATCTCAGAAACAAGATATCTACCATTTAATAATTTATCAACATTTGATATTTCAATTCGTTGGCCAACAATCAACCCGTGAGCAGTCCCCGTAGTCAAAGTAGCAATACCATGAGCGTCATCGCTAATTACTAGTTGTTTTTTTGTAACTGTTATTGGAACTCTAATTCCAGGAGTAATTTCTTCATTAGGAAATTGAATATATTGAAAATCATTTAAAGTATTGGTAATTAAATCACGCAAAAAAGAGTAAGTATCTACCTTCATTGTTATTGTTACATTGGGATAAGTACCTGTAGGCGGGGTAGGAAGTGGTGGAATCTTAATGTAAAATGAACTTTGCCCCGGATTTGACGGAGCTCCATCAGTATCTAAATCTAAAATTTCATAAGTACCGGTGTATTTTCTTAGTTTAGCAGGTAAAAACGAAACGCGAACTTTTTCGCCCCTAGACGGAGCCTCCAATAAAACTTTGCCAGTGGATTGTATAAAAACAAAAGTATTATTATTATTTTTAACTTTTACAAGTCTGGCTTCAAATGTTTGAGAGTATGCCTTCCAAATCATTCTGTGATTTAGATAGCTAGTAAACTCGCTAGCAGAAAAAGTAAGGGTACGACCAATCATGTCATAAGTTCTACCCCAAATAATGCCGCCCCAAACGCATACATCATTTCTAACTACATAAATTGCAGTTTTTCCTGGCATAGTTGCATTATAAAGGTCTAAAGAGTTAGTTTGCTCTGTAACAGTAATTTTTCCATCAAAGCTACCAGGACTTTTTAAACTGCGCTCGTAACTAACGTCTTCTAACGATAGCTCACCAATAATCTTATTGGTAACTAGGTCTGCTGTATAGTAACGATAACGGGGTGCAGTTGAATCACCAACTGGAACAATATAATCTGGCATTACATCCTAACGTAATCGTCTTAAGTACTTATTAGTACTATTCTACCCTATCCAGCCAGAGCGGTATTTGACCACTGCATCGCCAGCCCCACCAGTTTTAGTAAAAGTAACGCTGTTATTTCCAGGTTTTAATTTTATCCAGTCAATAGTGGAATCAAGCATAGAGCGAGAACTGTCAGGAAGACCACGGTACTCAACGCTATTGTTATATGTGTCAATGCTCAAAGTATCATTCTTAAAAAGTGTAACCACACCACTACTCACGTCGGCACTAGCTATTTGATAAGATAGGGTGCCCTCGTAGCTAGTCGGCTGATTTGATATTGCTTTAGTAAAAGTAAATGTAGTATCTGTAAGCTTATTCAATACAGTGTAGACGCCATTAAAAATAGGGTTACTTGTACCTGAAATATAAAAACTATTTGTTGCAGATAATCCATGAGCAGTAGCTGTAGTTACTGTAGCTAGGTTAGATGAGTGAGAAATACTAGTAATAGTTGGACCGGGGTTAACATAGCTTAAAGTATTTGAGGTTATTGCTGTAATTACAACATTTGATTTATGATACTTAAAAGTGTTAGTATTACTTACAGTTACAGAGTCTCCTACAAAAAATCCATGAGCAGATGTACCGGAGGGGTTTGTAATAGTTAGAGTAGCAACACCAGATTCCTGTATTGAGCTGGAAACATTAGATGTGCTAAAAGTAGTGTCACGCAAATCTTTAATTATTTTTATAGTTTCAGTGGTTGAGCCAGAAACACTTCTTATATAGGCAGGAGCAGTTATAGGCGCTGTGACAACAAAAGTTGCTGCAACATCAGTATTCCCCTGATTAGTTAAGGGTACATTAGTTATATCAAAATATGAATAAATAGATGATGCTTGATGGAGTAGAGCATTATCGTAAAATACAGCTTCACTTCCAGTACCTGCTTTAAAATTGCGTAATGTTATAGCTGCTTTAACTGCATTAGCTGGTGCCGTAGCCGTCAAGTAAGCTCGGCTCCAAGAAGTATTAATTGAAAAATCTTCGCTCTCACTTCTTGTTACAGCATTTGAGGCATCTAACCAGTCAATACATATGTGCATTCTTGTTGTGTAAACTTCAGAACGGACATAAATAGATGCCGTGTACGGCTGACCAGCAGTTACCAGAGGCCATGGTGAGTTAGTGTTTGCCCAATAATCGCTGCTTCCTGTATTAGAACTTATTTTCAAAGATGCTACACCAGAATAAAAAGTACCAGTAGCCGTTGAGCGACTAACTGTGCCGTTATCTCCAGCCACCCATCCAGTGATATTAGTCTCAAAATTAGGATTTGCAATTAAATTAGTAACACCTACAGATGTAAGACCATTTCCAGATTCAGAGCCGCTCCAGTCATATTTAATAGGGTCTCCAGCTTTTAGCGGAATAGAAAAATCAATACGACCGCGGGCACTTGTATTAGTAACTGTTGGCTGACCAACAAGACGCACATAAGCTGCTTTTTTAGGACTCTCATCTACAAATAACCAAGCACCAGTGTAGACAAGATTAAATGTCTCAAGAAGTTTTTGACGAGCAGCAGGCACCTGGGATGGTGTTTGAGTGAGTATAGAGCCAGTTAAGGTTAGGTTACGAGCAGTCCAACGTCCACGCACGTCATAAGAACCATCATCAAGACCACGTTTGTAGTCTTGAACCTCAACACCAGATGCATTCCACCAACCTTCAATATCTGTACAAACCCAAACAACATTATTAGCATCGATAGTGTTTAGTGTTAGCCCGTTGATACGGATATCTCCAGCAAGAACCATACCAGTAAGGTGCGGTTGAGGGAGTTTTGTAAGGCCCGTTCTTACTACATAATTTTCTTGCCCCTGAGGTTCTTTATAATCAACCATTAGATAGTCGCACCCATCCTCATTTGAGACCTAAGTTGGAATGCTACAAGGGACGCAACCTGTTGCTCATCCATTCCAGGAGCAGCATTTACTACTACATTTATACCGCCACCAATGCCAGAAACATTTTGATTATTGTTCATAGCAGTCAAGAGTGAAAGATTTTGAGCAGTAGCACGAGCATTCATAACAAACTCACCATTTGAAATCATTGCAGGAATTTGGTCTGAACGGGCAGTACCAAGTCCAGAAACACGTCCAGTGTAGCTAGGACCCCAGCCATTAGCAAAACGGCTAACTAAACCACCAGTCTTAAATCCATTAGGTAGTCCAGCAGAAAAGAATCCACCATCTTTAGCAGATTTAACATAGATTTCAGTTTTACCTAGACCATCCTGTAGAGCTTTTTTTGCATCGGCTAGAGACTGCTTATCCCACTGAGCAGTAAGATTTACACTCTTAGCTAGGTCAGCCCCACCCTGGATACGTTTTTGCTCAGCAATTACGTCTGCATCCCTAATCCCATACTTAGCGGCAAGCTCCATTCCAGTTAGTCCACCTTCAATTTCATTTCGTATTTTCTCTATTGTCTGACCTGTAAACTGTTTTTTAAGTAGATTATATACAGCTTCGGTGCCGCTATACGCAGCAGCTAGAGTTTCAGCTTCTTTAGTAGCACCGGAAGCAGCTTTACCTACAGCAGTATACTGAGCAACGGCAGCTGCACCACCACTAACTAGAGACTGAACTAAATCAGCACCGGCAGAGCCTTGAGCAATAATACCTTGAAGTGCTTTTTTATCCTTGAATAAGCTATTAAGCTTAGTGATATTAGTTCTCCAGTTGGTAAGAGCACCAGTCTGGGTCTTTAGATTGTCCAAATACTTAGTTAAACTAAACTTACCTTTTTCATCCGTTGCTTTTTGCATAGCATCATTTGTATCAATAAATGATTTAGCAGCATTCTTAAATGTTTCAGCAAACTTTTGTTGCTCTAGTCTTGCTTTTTGTCGGACATAAGAGCCTTCACCAATAGCATAGTCAACAGCCTTCATAGCATTGACCGTACCGTCAGCATTCATAATGGTATCACCCATTGCTTTAGCTTGCTTTTCTAGAGACTTAACCATCTCTTCATTAGAAGTAATTGCAAGTTCAGTTGCCTGTCGGTTCATTCCGCTAGAAACAACCAAATTACGGAATTGACGCTGAGCCTCCGGAAGATTCTTTTTAGCTAGTTTAGCTAGGCTTGTCATGTATGTATCCATGACTTCCCTAGCATTATATGTTTCTCTAGAGTAGTATCTTGCCCCTGTACCACCCCTACCATAAGCAACACCAGTAGCATTAAGAGCTTTACCCATGTCCTTAATGTCTCTGATTCCACCCTTCTGTTCGTCGCCAACTGCCAGAAGAGATGCAGTCCACATACGCTGAGCATCAGCAGCACCAATAATTTTACCTCTGGTGTTATCAAATTCTTTATTGATTTCTTTGCTAGCTTTTTTAATGTTGTCGGCTTTAATTTGATTCATCCAACCAACAAGAGCAATAATTCCAACTACAACTAAGGCAATAGCTGCAACAATAAGTGTTAGAGGCCAAATCGCTGCATTTACTGCAATAGCAAGCTCTCCTGTACCAACTGCAGCAACCTGGGCTGCTCCACCCATTGCAATAGAGGCAGAAGCGCTTGCATATTTTGCAATAGCTTCTATTCCAAGTTTAATTGTATTAAACATTGTTTTTATGCCCTCTTTGGTAGTCATGGCTACTAAAGCGGCTTTAGTTCGAGTTAGTAAGCTGGTTGCAACAACGTTACCCATAGTTGCCATTCTCTGAGCATTTGACAGGAATGTAAAGAACATCATAACTTTATTAAAAATCATATAAGTTCCATAGGCAATTTTTGTTGCTTTAGATAGAAGAAGCATTGTAGTAACTAAAGCTCCAACAGTACCGACTAGTGGCCCCATTGCTTGAATTAAAGGTTTAAAAACATTAATAATGCCAACTATAGTTTTCAAAATAGCTGTAAGAATACTCATGTAAGCATTTAACTGACCAGAGTCAGTGAATGAGGCTACTATCTCTAAAATAGCAACTAGCATACGAGCTAATTCATCGCTAGAACCCTGAATAGAAGCAAAAATTTCTGATAACGGCCCCTCTAGTTCAGAAAGAATACTCCAAAAACTAGCAACAGATGGGTCAGTACCTAGGTCAGACATAAAACCAAATATTTTACTAACGCTATCTAAAATTGCTTTTAGGTTTGTAGCAGCAGCTAGGAAGTGCTGTTTACGAGCAAACTCCCCAGCAGCACCATCTAAACCACGGAATCCGTCTGTTCCTTGCTTGAAGTAGTCAAGGAGAAGCTGCCCGCCAGTTCCAGGTCCAACGTTAGCTTTAATCATCCCCTTGAATTTTTCAAAGATTTTACCTAGGATTGACCCCCATCCAGCAGCAGCATCTCCGGCATCTCTAAAAAATTGCATAATATTGGCAAAATTGCCTTGCATATTTTTTCCAAAGCTGTCGGCTTTTGAATTTAAAAACAGACTAAATTTACTAATTAAAGGCTGAACAGCGCGCATTAAAGTTAAGAACCCGCCAAAAGCTTTACCTAAAGTGCTACCTAGAGTTCCAACGGTTGTACCGCTATTCTTAAAAAATTCGCCTAAGTTACCTTTAGTTTGTGGGTCAAAAAGACTTCCTGCAAATCCCCCAGTTGCTTTGGCTAGCCCCTTGCTAACATCTCCAAACCCCTTAACGAGCATTTGAAAGAAGCCACCCTTAAACATGGTTTGCATTTGTTTAGTGAGTTCGGGCAGGAAGCTTGAGGCAGCAGCCTCCCTTAGCTCCTTCATTCGAGGCTGTACGCTAACTAGATATTGAGCAAACGCCTTCTGTGTCTTAGTTAAATCTTTATATGGGTCGGCTCCTGCACCGCCACTTTTCTTTTTCTTAGGGTTAGCTATTTGCTCTTGAAGGTCAGCATTTTTATCTTTTGCTTTTCTATAAGCAAGGTCAGCTTCTTTATATGCAAGTTCGGCCTCACGCCTAGCTGAGTTGTTTGGCGGCAGATTCTGGACCGCAGCAAGTTTTTTCCTAGCTTCTTCCAACCCCATGGCAGCTTTTTCTTCACTAAGAGCAGCCTCTTCAGCAGAGAAAGCAAGTTGCTGCATTTCTTCTTTAAGTTCTCTAATAGTTTTAGTAGTGCCGCCAGCAGCTGTACCGCCAGCCTTGACAGCTTGCATTACCCCACTAAAAGCTTGCTTACCGACTAGGCTTGCAATTTTTAGCTGAGCCATCATGCCAACTAGTGCTATACCGGCAGATGCGGCACCAGCCAAGTTTCCAATAAGAGCCAACAACCCTCCGCCAACAGCGGATAAAGTTGGAATCAATGCTCCAATACCAGCTTGGAGTTTATAACTACTACGGATAGCTGCGTGGAAACTGCTAGCTAGTTGCTTAGATTCTCTTTGGAATTTACTCATTCCGCGAGCACCTTCACCTAGACTTTTATTCAGTCCTTTATTGAAAGCTTTAGATGTGTCATTAGCAGCAGTCTCTGCCTCAGCGGCAGCACCACGAAAACCTCTACGAATTTGCTCTTTTACGCCGGTAGTGTCGGCGACAACGGTAATTCTTGCTTCACCGACTACTGCCATATGTTCACCTCCTCCTAATCACTAATTAATTGGAGCATCTAGAATGTCGCCAAATGGGGTACTTGAGTTTTCATTCATGTCAGTTGCAGGGACAAATGGTTTTGTCTCAGCATTGGTAGGGTCAAATGGAGCAAGGTCATCAAAGTCATAATCAAAATTAGAATTACTAGCAACTTTATTTTTTACATCATTAGATGCATATTTATAGTCAATATTGTAAAGTTGCTTAAACAGGGTGATTCTTCTAGCATCAGTCATCTGAGCCTGCTCAACAGTAGAGTAGTTCAGGTCTTCTTCATAGAAGTAGTGAACGACGTCTAGCATGTCAGAGAGTTCCATCTCTTCAAGTTTCAATCCATTCACTAGTGCTTTACCATTTACATACGGCCAGAGGTCAACCGCCCAGAGTGTTAGGCCTCTGGCTGCTGATTTGGGCGGTTGCTATATTCCTCAATAATCCAGCCAATGATTTCACCAAGTGTCTCAACGGAAACAATCTTGTCTGGGTCATCAAGTAGAGTATTGAAACGCTCATATGTCTCAGCAGACATAACTTTTTCAAAGAAAACTCGGGTAATTTTTGCAGAATCTCCTGCATCGTCTGAGTTAGCCAGCTCTACGAACTGTAATAGGGTCTTACCCTGCATTCTTGGGTGGCATACAAATTCTTCGCCATGAAGTGCAAACTTAATTGGTTCTTTAGTATCTGAACCGTCGTCTTTGCCTTTACCAAAATCTTTAAATCTTGCCATCTTAGTAGTATCTTTCTTTTGTAGTTGTAGTAGAAAAGCGTTGCATAACGCCTATGTCTATTGTACTATGCCCTGAGATTGCCTATTTAGGTCCTCGGATACCAGCAAGAATATCTAAATTTTTTCGTAAGAATGGATTTGGCTTAGTTCCTGGGTGGTGAACAAGAGAGGTTTTAATAATTCGACTTTTGCTCATAAAAACCAATTTAGGAGCTGAGTTTGGTTTTATAAGATGTGGTCTAGTTCCCTCGTGATGCATCAAAGCATAAGGTCTAACGGCACGAACACCAGCATATTGACCAGTAACATTTCCCAAATGATATCCAGAAATACTAGCACGCAGAGCACCAGTTCTAACACCAACATCTTTTTTAGATGCAAATACTGCAAGTTTTAGGTGGCGTTCAATATACTTCCACAAATCCTTGCGGTCCCCTGAATTAGGGGTATTTAAAAATACGTTAAGTTTGGAATCATATATTTGAAGCCTGTACCTCGAGACAGCCATTTTAAGGAACTGCCATCGTTAGTCTGAGCCCCACTGTGTTGAATCCACCTTCAGGTCCAGCAATTTCTAAGCTAGCAACAACGCCAAGACCATAACCGCTTTCATCCCACATATCAAATTCACGAACAGTCTCCATAAGAATCCAAGCGTCAATTGTTGGTAGTACAGAAGTCTGCTGAATCTTTTCACCCGTCGGTGGGCGACCATTTACTCCAACAACAGCAACTTCTCTGGCAATTAGAATACGGAACGTAGCACTACGAGGAACATTGCATCGGTTTGGCTGAGCAATCTCATCTCCCGGAGTTCCTAAATATAGCTGGTCAAAGGCAACAACAACTTGCTCGCAGTCTAAGGCTGGCTCACCAATCATCCAATACTGGCGATTAGGTAGTGGAACGTTGTAGCTTTGATATACACTCTGCACACGTTCCAGTACCCCGTCAAGCATATTCTTGAGGCGTAGTGCCTCAGAATCAACTGCGTTTAAGTCTCTCATGTATTTTTATACCTTTACGGCCACATTCTTATGGTTAAGTTACCAGTAGCAAGTTGTGAGATAGTAGAAACACCAGCAACAGTTTTAGTTGCGTAAAGAGTCCAAGTCCCAGGGTCTACCATACCAATTGCTGCAAATGCTTTGTCGTAAGAGACGCTAAAGGTTACAACGTTAGTAGTTGTGTTTACGCTAATTGCTCCTGTATCTAAATCTACAGATTTAGTACCACCGTAGTTACGAAGAGTTACAACTGGAGTCCAGCCAACATCGTCTACAAGAGCGGTCAAATTAGATGTTGTTCCAACCGAAGTCCAAGTTCCTGCAGTAGCTCCGTGAACGTTTACGTCATACTTTGCATCAGCAGTTAGGTATAGAGGCTTTGCTGTATAACGGCGACCGCGAGGAACATCAGGAGTAAATACTTTAGCCTTGCGTCTGGCATTGTCTGGGTTTACTGTTTTTAAGAAAAGGTCGATTGCGTAGATACCAGTGCGAAGTTCATCGATGAACTCCTGGTTGTCAAGGATTGTGTAAGAGACGCCCTGACGAGAAACAGAGGTAACACGCTGAGGTAGAGCACAGTCATCATCTCCAGCCCAAAGTTTGGCAAACTCCATAGCAAGAGTTCTAGCAGCCATCTTTCCGGCTATAGGAACAGGGGTTCCGTAGGTATAGGTAATTTCTGTATTGCAAGGAGTCCAAGGGGTACCAGCAACAACGTGAATAGTTGAATGGTCTACTAGGTAATAACTAGACGGGTCTAAAATAGCACCAGTTTTATTACGCATAGCAATAATTTTTACAATTGGTCTTCCGCGAAGACGGATGCGGGCGTCGGGAGAGAGGCCATCTGCGGTGAGTTCTGAATACTCATCGTAGTCTCCTGATGGGATGTTGTAAACATCTCCACCAAAAAGTACAGGAGAATTAGTTTTAGTTGATGGTCCCATGCGATTATTTCTAAGCACACAGGTATATCTTTCAGTAACTGTTGTTACGCCAGTATATTTACGACCAGACATAGCCCAAAGCATAAACGATGCTGTTTGAGCCGCCTCGGTGGCATACTCAGAGTAAGCATAGTCGCCAAGGTCTTCTGGCTGAACCCATAAATTATTACTCATAATTCTCCATTGTGAAACTAAGCGGGCGGCACACCCAAGTTATTGGATGCACCGCCCTACTCAGTTAGCTAATTAGTTGGCTGCAGTTGAGCCAGTCTCGTTAGCAACGATAATGTTATCAATTACGTTAGCTGGGTTATAGACTACGCTACCAGGAACGTTGAACTCGTCATTAGCTCCAGTGTGAGTAAGTGTAGCAGTTGCAACTGGAGTAGCAGGGCGGACCTCAGTTGTAGAGTTAGATAGCTGAACACGCGCAGGTGATACAACAGTGAACAATGCAACGTTTGATGCTACCTTAGCATAGCTGACTCTAGCGTTCGTAATAGATACGTTACCTGTAGCAGTTACTGTTGGGACATCTACGTTGGTCTTAGCAACAGTTACTGTAGTAGTATTAGCAGTTAAGACTGTCATTGCAGTGCCATTAAGCGCAGTATTGACGTAGTCAGTTACAGTAATTACGTCACCAGCAACTAGAGTTAGGTTAGTACCAGTGTACTTAAGTATGTTGCTTGTTATGTTAGCAGTAGCAAATGTTGTGGTAAATGGAGCAACAGCAGAAACTGAGTAGGTTCCATCGAATGAGTTACCGACATTAGTTACATAAATCTGGTCTCCAATTTCAATCTTAGGGTCATTGCTGAATCTAAGGCTAGCTACGTTGGTATCTAGTAGAGCAGTGCTTACAGTGATTGTACTTGGCTGTAGGGCGTTAGACGCAGTAAATGTAACCTGGTCAGTTGAGTTATCGGTCCAAGTGTAGAGTCCACGAAGACCAAGAGGTGCCCATGAACTGCGTGCGTAAGCATATGGACGCTCTGCAGCAACAGGGAACTCCCAGCGGCCGTCGATACCTGACTTGAAGTTTACGTTTCCAAGGCCATAACCTTCGAATGTATTAGCCAATAGACCGTTTTCAATAACACGGTCACCTGACTGACGGAACTTAGCATATGGGAATACCCAGTGGAAATAAGGCATAACACCAGCACGCTTTCCACCTGACACTGCGTGAGACCAAGCCTCAACTGCAACACCGTTACCAGCAGGGTCATCTCCAACACCTGGAGCAGCCCAACCGATTGACTGGTTGTTAGGGTCAAGAGTAGTTCCAACGTTCTTGCGAAGCAGTAGACCACCAGATAGTAGAGCAGAAAGCTCTGGGTCTGGCTCACAGATAGCGAGTTCCATTGTGATTCTCTTTAGAGTGTCTGGGGCTTTGTATGATACACATACAACACCATTAGCACCCTTTTCGGTAATTTCATCGCCCTCTTCATATTCAGGGGTAAATGAAACACGCATGAAGGCCGAGGTAGTGTAGCTATCCTGCGGGCCGGTTAGTAGGTTTCCAGCAGCGTCCAGACGGGTGACACGGATTGACACACCCTGGATGCTTGCTGCATAGTCTTGAGTAGGCATTGCCTTTGCTCCTTCTTAATTGTTATGTTAATAGTGTCAGATTGACTCTGACAGCTAGGTGGATGGATGTGTCAAAGTAAACTGCAGCAGGGCGGATTGCTTTGAGACGCATGTCATTTTTGTTTCCGGACACGTCGTAACCCTGTGCCAGATTGTCGTTTACGATGTCAACATTACCTACATATGTACGCATGGTACCGGTTGCGTACATCCATTTGTTAGTATGTGTGGCAGTTGCTCCTGTTGCACCATCAGGTCCGTTACCTGTATAGCCGGACCCAATAACAACTGGAGTACCACCAAAAGTTTGTAGGTGGTCACCGTCTTTGGAGTGAAATAGCATTTGGTTATTGCTAGATAATGCAGCAGCTATATCTCGAGTCATATGAATTACCCCCTGCTCTCCGGCTTCAGAATATTCACCAATATGTTGCTCTAGGTATGCAAGTGCTAACCTAGGAGAGAGAGCAGTCCCACTATTAACAATAATTGCTGTAGAAGAGGATAAAGCCTTGTTATCGTGAGATGCACCTTTACGAATTGCACCGTCCCACAACTCTTTTTCCATAGCATCTTGAGTAATGCCTTCAATTTGACGTGTTAGACGTGCAATACGGTCAAGACCTAGTAATCCAAGAGTCGAACGAACTTCTTGTACTTCAATAAAAAACGGGTCAATTTTGGTAAAATAGTTAGGAACACCTTCAGCTACAAGTACAGAACTAGTAGTATTAGTATCGTCCAAGTTTTTTACTGAATAAAGTTCGGTTTCAAACTCCTGTGAGAAACCGCGAATCCACATATCCTCGTCAGCCGAGTTTTCAGGCTTGACTACAGCGAGTAGGCCGAAAGCAGACGGCACAATCTTTGGTGCCTCTACCACGCCATTCTTAGGGAAAGCCATTCGAAATCCTTAAATAAATCTAAAGTTTTGGTGGTAGGTGGTGCTCCATTTCTGAAGCACCACCCGCCAAATTGGAACTATTAAGCGGTATACGCTACTGCAGTTGCTGCGGCAGCGGTCACACCGTTGACCTTGTATGTTGAAGTAATCTTTAGAGATTCGATACCAACAAAGGCAATGTTCTCGAAGGTTTCAAGGAACATCTTGTAGTCGTTTGTGCCAACTAGAGAGCTGTCACGGATGATACCTAGGTCTAGAGTACCGCCATCAAGGAACAAGAATGAACCCTCTGCGAATAGGTACCAGTCAAAGGTAGCTGGGAATGCGTTAATGCTAGCACCGCTACCAGACTGAGCTCCGAAGGAGTTTAGGTCTGGTGAGCCAACTAGAGTTACGTTGCTTGCAGCTAGGTAGCCCTGGATTTCAGCAGCTGAAACAGAAATAGTTCCATCTCCTGGAAGAGCCAAGGTTAGGTCTGCTGCCATTGCATCGTATAGCCACAGTGGAACAATCGCCTTTAGCTGAGTGCTAGGGGAGATACGGTGACGTGAACGGTAAGCAACTGCTGCACGACGAACCTGAACTAGGAAGTCACGACCTAGACCGATTGTTGAACTAGTAACTACTGATGTAGAAGCTGTACCAATTTTGCTTAGTAGGTTCTGCTCAGCTTCACGAGCGTGCTGTACTAGAGCAAGTTCGTTGTGACGAGCAATCAACTCTGGGTAAGCACGAGTCATCAAGTTACCGAACTGTAGCTGTAGAGTAATAGCGTCAGTTGAGACGGTATTTTCAGCAGCTGAAACTACAGTGTATGAACCCTTCACTGTCACAGGAGACACGGTACCAGAAGACGGAGTGCCTGATAGTGCAGCAGTGCTGTCGATGGTAATAGTGGTGCTTGTTGACGCAGTCACGTTAGCTGTGACGTTGCTTAGTGTTGTAGCAGTTCCAACAGTACCAAAGGTGACCTTTGCGCCAACTGGAATAGTGTTGCTAGTTACACCAATTACCCATGCACCTGAGCTACCAGAAATTGCAGTCGCGCTAAGTGACAATGCAGTTAGTCCGTTTGCTCCGTACTGGTCGATACCTGCTGTCCAAATACCTACTGCGCTATCGTATGTTGCACCAGCAAACTTAGGTGGAGTAACAAAACGGATACCGCCGCGGTCTGCTTGGAATCTAGGTAGCATGTCACGTACTGGACGGTCGGTGGTTGAACCGATGTTGTAAATGTCATACTTGACTTCGAATGGAGCAGCGTGTCCACCAGAAGCAACAAGTGCATCCTGGCCTACAACTGCGTTAATCTTAGCCTGGTTTGAAAGAGCATCTGTTGAAAGAATACGCTCTTCTGGGTAATGGGTTGTGATAGATGCAACGATGTGCTGCTCTCCATCTCCTCCGTTAACACGACGTAGAGAATGAATTCTCTTCTCCATTGCTGCTGCAACTTCGGTCATGTCGTTAATGGTTGAGCCAGCTGTGTATCCAGGGATGTCAGCACCAGCAGTAATTGCTACTGGGGCCTCGGTTACTTGGATTACAGGCTGACGGTCTGCTGGAGCGTTAAAGCTCTCTTCAGCTGCGGCGGTCACTGGGGCCTGCCCTTCCTGCTCGTTAGGAGCAATAGTTTCTTGGTGGGTTGGTTCTGAAGGTGCTGCATCGGCAACAACTTCTGGTGTGCTTTCGGTAGATAGCTCTGAGCCATCTCCTTCAATAATTGATGCGGTCTCGGTTTCAGCAGAGTATTCAGAAGCTTCCTTCTTCTTCTCTTCATCTTCCTCGACTGGAGTTTCGCCGGCCTCTTCTTCAGGGCTACCTTCTGCAGGAACTTCTTCAGCAGGCATTTCTTCTGCTGGAACTTCTTCTACAGGAGCTTCTTCAACAGGAGCATCCATTGGAACTTCTTCCATCGGTGCTTCCTCCATCGGTGCTTCTGGGGTTTCTGAATTGTCGGTCATTGCCTCTCCATCGGTTTGAACGTCGTCTTCGCCTTTTACTCGTGCGGTTGCCTCAGCTGCCTTAGCGGCTAGCTCTGCAGCTAGTACCTCACGGCGTGAAAGCTCACCACGGACGGTGTCTAAAGCGTCAGCAAGTGACGTCATAGCATCAACTGTTTCAGGAGTGGGTTCTTCGCCCTCAACCGCTTCAAATTGGCTGATGATAGATGACTGTAGTTCGGCGACTTGTTCGTCAGCGAGTTCTGTCAGTGTATCCAGCTGGGATTTGATTTGGTCCACTGTACCTCCTTAGGCCAGTTTGTAGTTATCGGATATCTTTTGATATCCTGGTGAACAGTCAAGGCTGAGGGACTCAAAACGTAGCACGCTGAGGCACTCCACCTATCACTAATTTTACCTTACTTTTTAGGTAAGGAGTCGGAGCAGCGTTGCTAAATGAGATGAAATCTCAGATTGGCTGTAAACGTCTGCTCCAGACTTAAACGCACGCAGTTCTGCCGTAGCAATATCTGCGTCCTTTTTGCCAATCTTCTTCTCCACACGAGTTACCATATCGTCGATAAGGGTCTTCAATGTAGGTGGAAGGTCACTATACCTAACCTTTTGTGCTTGGTTGGTAAAAGGTAGAGGAAGGTTAGCAATAACACTTCCAAGTTCTTTTGCGGTAGTACGCACGTTCTCTAGGCTAGTAGCATCTAGAGCACCTGAGTCTAGGCGGTCAACAATTCCAATCAGCTGTCCAGCAGACTTATCTGCCTCAGCATAGTTTCCAGCAAACTCCATGTTCTCAGTTGCTTCAACTTTCTTGAGAACACTCTGAAGACCAGCAACACCAAGGTCTTGCTTTAGTCGAGCAAGAACCTTACGGAACTTACCACGGTTATCGCGTGGCTGAGTTTTAGCAGTGTACTTCATACGGCCAGTAGCAGGGTCATAAACTTGTTCTGCATTCTGCGGCATAGGTACGCCAGGATTATCTTTTCTAAAATCGATAGCGTCTTGCTCTGCCTTAGCCTCAGCATCAGCATTTTCCTTAGCAGTTTTTACCTGCTCAACCAGCTGGTCAGGGACATCAACTGGAGTAGGGATAGCAGCAGTCAAAGCTGAGATTCTGTCACGCATAGTGGATAGTGTAGATGCAGCCTCATTAGATGCAGCACTCTGCCACTCAGCCGGGATAAGGTGTCTAGCTTTTAGTTTTCCAGCACGCTTGATAATGTGCTTACGAACCTTAGCACGGTCAGATTCTTTTGAACGACCATAAGCCTGAATTGCATTTCGAAGGTCAGAGACGCTACTAATTGGGTATGAGCCATCAGGAAGAGCCTCACCTTTATCAGCAAGTTTCATACGCTCGTCACGAGACATGTAGCCAAACTCCATGTCAAGACGTTTGGCCTGAAGACGCTCGCCAATATTTAAAGTAGCAACACCAGCAGATAGTTCGCCAAGAAGTCTAGACTTCATGTTCAACTGTCCAACGATGTCAAGTTTCATCATTGCCATTTCGTAAGCACCAGCAGCAACAAGTGCTACAACTTCACCAGATGCAACCATTGCACGAGCGATAGGGAATCCTGGAACGTTTACTTGACAGACAGCAACAAGTTCAAGTGAGCCACCAATTGGACGCCAGTCTCCAGAAGGAGCTGATGCGCGCAGAGCACGAATCTGAGCCTCATTTACGTCAGGACGTAGAGCACCTGCTACCCAAATTCCATGGCGGTCTTCGCCAGCGTGAACATCAGCAATAGCAGAAGCAGTGTCATCATAGTGCTTAGCAGCCTGAGCAGCATCTGCACGAAGAGATGCATGTCCACCAGCAAGAGTTAGCTGACCAACAGGCATATCTTTACCAGTGTCGGTACGGCAAACACCGGTGTGGAAGTAGGCATAGTTGCTACGAGAGCGAGGTGGCTTGGTAGCGTTTGGCATACCAATGTGGTTCACATGCCAAGCAGCAATGTGACCATAGACACGTCCGCTATCATCAATAGTTAGTGGTGTAGCCTTATCCAGTTTAGGGTTAGTAAACCAAGTCTCTGGTGGGGTTACTGGGATTGGGTGGCTAAGGAATCCAGATGCGGTTAGAGCATTATTTGCAGGCTCTAAGTTGCCATCAATAGATTCTTCATAAATTCCATCTTTAGGAATCATAGTTTCCTCCTCGACAGGCTCCGGCCCGTCAACGATAGTAATGATGCATTCTTGGAATGCAGGCTTAGGTACGATAGTTACGCCCATAACTCGAGCGTGGTTGATTGTTAGTTTGTCTTTACCAAGTTCAGTATCAGCCTTGACTCCAGCCTCAGACGCTTTACTTTCTTTTGCTTCAAATTTATCAAGGTCAGCAGAAACTCCACGAAGGAATCCATTACGAACTAGACGCTCGGCTTCCTTACCATAAGGCCCATTGTCAAATACACCATGTGCATTTCCAATTCCACCTTCAATACGTTCCATGAAATCAATACGTCCAACTACAACAGACCCAGAGTGGCCATCACCAGTCTTGTATTGCCACATAAGTGGAAGTGGCATCTCTCTAACCTCTATAGAGTTAGGGTTGAATTTACGTCCATCGCCAGATTCCATATCCTCCGGGACAACTAGTGGGATGGAGAACTGAGCACCATAACCTGGCTCTGCACCTAGTGCAGGGTCACCAGCAGCGGTAAGAGAAAATCTAGCTTTTAGCTCATTAGTTTTAGCAGTAAGTACTGATTGCTCAATAACTCTTCCAGCAAAAGCTTCATCGTAGTCAGAGCTGAATACTTTTTTGTGGCTCTTATCTAGCTTTGCGTGAGTAGCAGTATAGAATCCAAGTGCATCCTTGTGGCGAAGTTGGCAATAGCCCTTTGCACGAACACCCATATACTTTGAAAGATGGCGAACACAGCGAGTCCAGTCGCCAGGAGTTCCCCAGCGAATTTTTAGAGCACCTTT